TCAAGCGACTACCTTCTTGATTTCCTGAAGGTGAACCTCCAGCCAGCCTGCCTTGATGGCCAACTCTTTGCAGAGCTGGGCGGCTTCTTGAAGGGGGTACGGCTTGCTGCGCACTGCGGTGCGCTTGGCGGGGCGCAGCCATGCACCTTCATCAAATGGTTCTGGTGGCTTGCCGCCTGCCTTCTGCGCCATCTGGCAAAGCCGCTCATGCGCCTGCTTTGCCTCATCCAGCATTCCGGGCTTGATGCCAGAGACGCGCCACCCCTTGTGCACGGATACCACATCCGCTTTGGCAGCTAGGCGGCGCTGGCGCTCGAGCTCCATTCCTTGAGCTCGCATGGCAGCCATGCGGGAATCTGTGATGGGGTCGCCGTTGTGATTCACGAAAGTCAGACTCATGGGAGCCTCCAAAGAACAAGCCCGCTCATTGGCGGGCAGTCGATTCATTGATGTGGGCACTTGGCCCTGCTCATAAAGATCTATGAATGGGTGGTCAGTTGCTGGCGCTGCCAGCCAGCGAGGCGGGCAGGTCGCCAAGGCGGGTGCGGCCTTCGCCGCCCAATGCTTCGATCAGGTTGGGAATCAGGCGCGACAACTCGCCGGTGGTAATCGCCACATCGGTATCAAAGCCGCTGTCGTCCTTGCTGTTGCCGTCCATGACCGCATCCAGCAGCGCGATGTTCTTGATCTGCAGGCCTTCGGTCAGCACAAAGCTCACACGGTCGTCCCAGGTCATCGCCAGCTTGGTCGGCAGCTTGCCTTGCTCGATGTGCTTGCGGACCTCATCAATATCCAGCGGGTGGCGGGCGTAGCGCACGACAGCCTTGGATTCGTCCGCGGCTTTCAGCTCAGTTTCGCGGTCTGCTGTGAAGCTGGCGGGCGGCTCCTGCATCATCAGCCAGTGCGCCATAGCGGCCTGTGGGCTGGTCTGGGTATCCAGCAGGGCCAGGGCAAAGCCGGGCAGGCCTTCGACTAGCAGCGTCACCACCTCGTCGGCGCGGCCCTGGGCGCTGGTATCGAGCACCAGGGTGCGCGCCTGAGGATCCATCCAGACCCACATGCTGCCCTGCTTGGTGAAGGCCATGGGCAGAAGATCCAGCTTGGCCTCGTCCTTGAGGTCGCGCTTCTCCTTCTTGCCAGGCTTGCGGCCTTCGGTCTTTTCGATGTGCTCGGCCTTCTCGTTGACCTTGCGATTGAGCACGCTGGCCGGCAGTACTTTGGCCTCGGTCATGAAGCGCATGACCCATTGACCGGCCACGGAATCGACCAGAGGACCGTGCGGCTCGCCGCGCGGCGGCACCCAGCCCACGGAGCGCTCCTGTGTGGCGCCGCACTCCTCAAACACCGTCTTTTGCAGCGCATCTTCCAGCAGCTGCAGATCCCCCTGCCAGCTCTCGGCAATGCGGTAAATGATCATGTTCTTAAGCATCAGAACTCCAGAAATGCGAAAGCCCGCATGTGCGGGCTTTGGTTGGTTAAATGGAAAAAGTATCTCGCTAGCAGAGATGGCGCTCGCACTTTGTCGTTTGAGGCCTATTTGCTAGGTTTTGCGATCACAACGGTTTGCAAGTGATCCAACTTTGGGCCGAATAGCGATCCAGCATCAGCCCAACCAGAGTTGGCCAGGATTTGAAATCCGTTACCCCAATGCCACTGGACTTGGATCTCATCACGGCAGGCGCGGCCGTTACGTTGGCACACCTGCCGGATGCCCGTAACAACAATGGAGTGGCCGTTAAATCGTCTCTTGTCGCAGTCCGTCATGCACACTCCAAGCATGGGTAGCTCTCCTGCTTGCAAGCTCGTCCTGATAACGCTGAGTGCATTTTCAATACTTGTACCGAGGTATTGGCTATTGGGCGGCAGATCTGTATATCTGTCATGAACATGAAACTGAACGTCGTATTTCGGCAGTGTGAATTTCTCCTTGCAGTCTTTTTTGTAGAGCAAGGCTTCGTAATAACGCAGTGGTGAATTTTCACGCAGAGCGCTTTGAACCTGCTCCAAGCTCAGCGGCAGTCCATAGAACACCAACAAGGCGTTTGCTAGTTGAGCGGCGTGAGCATTGTTGGTGCCTTGGTTCCATTCCCACGCTTTGCGCATGAATTCAAGGCTGCGTGGATAGATTTCTCCAGGTGCAGGGGTCATCTCTGCGCGTAGCTGATCTGGCAACAGTGGGAGAAGTACATTTTTCACCCTCGCGCGATAACGCTCACCCAATATCTCTGGGCCGATGGTATTGAGCGTGTAGACGTAACTGCCGGTTCCGAAAACCGTAGTCATTATCTGATTCTCATGGGTGCATGATCGTTGTCGGATCGTCACGTCGCCCTTTGCTGTTTGTTGAAACACGGGCCAGTCGAAGCCGCCTTCTTTCAACAACTCCGCACCATGCTCCGTGAATTCGGTCACAGACAGCTTTTCACTAGTGAATAGTGCACTACAAAGACCTTTTCCCTCTTTGCACCGCCAGTACTCAGTGACATAGGCTGCGGTATGTGCATAGCAGAAGCCTTGATCCAATTGTGTGATGTCGGGGGGCAGTTGCGTGATGGGAATGCTAACTTGGCTCTTCACTACGCTAAAAACTTGCGGATCAGCAAAACGAATGGTCGGCAAGCCTTTCGCGTCGGGGGTCTTCCAGTGGCTTTGGGCCATGGCGCTTGGGGAGCCCTGCATCAACAATGCGCTGAGTAGGAGCACTACACCTTTGATCATGATCTCTCCCTGGCAGGTTCTATCTGTCAGCATTAAAGCTGGTTTTGAAGGGGGCGCATCTCCTGCCGATTATGGATTTTCCTTTAAGCATTGCACGGTCTTTTCATCCAGCCACTCGGCATGCATGCCAGGGCAGGCGAACTCGTCGCGCAGGCGTTGAGTGATGGTCTGGGGCTCATCGGCTTGGGCATCAGGCGCGGCCAACCAGGCTGCCAGAAGTAAGGCGCAAACGATGACCAGCGCGGAATCAACAATCGTCTTCAGCATGAGGATCTCCTCTTCAAAAATCGTGTTCAGCTATCCAAGCTCTATGCTCAGAGGGGCCAGGCTTCTGGCGTGAGTGCGATCACCACAGCCGCGCCGACCAGGCAGAAGAGGCCGAAGCCGATGAGAGCCCATTGCGCCGCGAGCAGCAGCTTTGTGGTGTGGGCAGGGGATGGAGTCGAATGCATGGAATCTCCTGAGGGCAAAGAAAAAGCCCGCGAGCGGTTGCTGCGGGCTTGAATAAAGAGCCGGTGACCTTTCGGTCTTGCCTGGGTGAGCAAAAGGGAGTGAAAAGGTGCCCCAAGCCCGGCGAAACAGGTATATGACGCAGCAGTTTTCCCATGGTTAAAGAAAAGGTTCTGCGCCCTCTGGCGTGACCACTGTCGCTCACGACGCAAAGCGCCGTGCTCCCAATTGACGGCAGCCCAGGCTCATTCCTGAGTTGCCGTACCTGCTTGAGTGGCCACACCGGATGGCTCTGGCTTTGGTTTAAAAGAAGCCACCCCGCGAAGGGTGGCTTAAAGAGGCTTCTCTCACACCTGAGTAGCTGCGCTCATTCAAAGACATCAATTAAGGTGAATGCTTTCACTGATTGCAGGCGTTGTCAGTATTTTCTATTGATTGAGGCAAATTAATACATATTTTGTATTTTCGATCTGCCCGCTAGAACCCTCCTGCAGGGAACGGCGCATGTGAGGCCGAGGCAGGTGAGCGCCTATTGCGCCGCGAGGAGCAGCTTTGTCGTAGGGGCGGTGGGAGTCTCCTGTGGGCAAAGAAAAAGCCCGCGAGCGATTACTGCGGGCGTTAGTTGAGTGGCGGTGCTTCTCGTGGTGATTGGGCGATCAAGTTTTCATCGCGCCGCTGAAACTACGTGATCCATCGGCAATAGCGACTTGATATGCTGATAAGTCATCAGAATTAATGAGGGAAGCTATGTCGAGTTTGGGATCGATCGCGCTAGTCGTCGGCGGCGCATTGAGTGCATTTGCCGCAGTAGCACACTTGGCGTGTATCGCAATTGGCGCTCCCGCATACCGGGTGATGGGAGCGAGTGATCGGATGGTCCGCGCTGCGGAGCAAGGAAAGCCTCGGCCAGCACTGATAACGCTTTTCATCGCAATGATTTTGTTCATTTGGGCGGGTTACGCATTGGCCGGGGCTGGCGTCATCGAGCCTCTGCCGCTAACCAAACTCGCTCTCACCGCTATCTGTGCCGTGTATCTGGCGCGGGCGGTTGCTTTCCCATTTCTCAAACCGGTGTTCCCTGCAAACACGCAGACTTTCTGGCTGATGTCATCTGGTATCTGTCTTGTGATTGGGCTGTTTCACTTGGTTGGCCTCGTTGAATTGTGGGGCGCACTCTAGGCAATTCTCTGATCGACATTCAGTGCTTTGCGCTCCCGCTCGTGATGACAAAAGAAAGCCCGCGCTCAGTTGCTGCGGGCTTGGATAAAGAGCCGGCTACCTTTCGGGTCTGCTTGGGGAAGGGTTCAGAGATGGTGGAAAGAAATGAGCCCCATGCACGGCTGGAAACTAAAATGGGTCAACAGACTGGAGGTGCTTCATGACCCAGGAGGAATCTGGCGCATTCGCTGCGCTGTCCATGATCTTAACGGCAGTCGTCAAGGTGCTTCCACCAGAGACTGCGCACCAGGTGGCGAGAGAGCTGCGCGCTGCACAGCTAGATGCCAAGCATCAGGATGGACCTGATAGGACGGATCCCGAATTCAGGCTTGGCCGCGATCACTTGGTGAATGCGTATCGCGAGCTTCTCAACAACGTGGCTGAGGGCAACGTCTACCTTGTCGGTGGTGGAAAGAAATCAACTTGACTTGCCACCTGGCGTGACCGCTGCCGCATCTAGCGGCACGAGACATTGCGCCAAGTGAATTTGCCGTCGTTGAAGAACTCAGTCCATACCGACATGATGGGCGCCTGGCGGTACGAGAACGTAATCTGGTTAGGGATCTTTGGCCCTAGTGCAGCTAACTGGCCGTTCTTGTCGAAGACTTTGACGATGTAAAGCGTGACGCCTCCGTCCTCGTCGGTGTTCAGGACTACGCGGTAGTCTTTGGTGAAGAGATCCCAGTCAAAATGTTTCGTCACATATGTATGCATGCGTACATAGGCGCGGTTTGCGTGCTTGGCAGCAGGATTAACTTTCTTCATGAGGACACTCCCTACATCTCAGAGACTGGCCGCAGAACCTGCGAGCTGACGTATCTTTGTGAGTCCGTCTTGTTGTAACTGGCAGATGTAAGCAGGTATGTAGGCGCTTACAGATTGAGCGATTGGATACCTTTGATTCAACTTGTGATATCTGTCGAACCTCAAACGGTGCACCCTCCCTTCGCGGTTGTCATCTTTCTTTGATTAGGTTGCCAAGCTAAATGCTGCGTGACTGCGTGTCTCAAAAAGAAAAGCCCGCGAGCAGGTGCTGCGGGCTTGAATAAAGAGCCGGTGACCCTTTCGGGCCCTGCCTGGGGAAGAGGTCAGTAAGGGAGGGAGGAGGGATCCCAGGCCCGGCATAACAGGTAGATGGGGCCGAATTCTGCATGACGCTTTTCGGGCGATCAATAGGAGTCCGTCTTACACCAAAGGGGGTAGAGCCATCTGGTGTGACCGCTGTCGCCACGACGCAAGCGTCGCGTTCCTGATTGCCGCCAGCCCAGGCCCATTCCTGAACTGCCGTACCTGCTCGAGCAGTCACGCCAGATAGCCCCCGCTACTTTCCCGGGGTGGTCATGATGGGCACCTAAGACCGGTGCGATTACCCTCTTGCAGTATTCCAGCCAAGCCCTTGCAGGCCTGGTTTGTAAGAGCCGGGGAGCCGACCCCCGGCACCATCACGGCGATGGACTGGGCCGCCTAGACCTAGCGCGCAAGGCGCATCGGTGTAGCCCACGGAGTCGAACCGTGTCCAGTCCACCTGCGTGATGGCCCCGCTATAGCCCTGCGGGATAGGGCACATGCATGCCACATGCTGGCTAAGCGCTCACATTTCAACTCTCCGGACGCAAAAAAACCACCTCATGGGTGGCTGGTGAAAGAAACCGTATTTCTCGGGTCGTTGCTCGCTGTTTAGCTGTTACTGCTTTCGCTGCCGCTGCTGTTCATCCCTGTTCTGCTTTTGGGGAACAAGTGGGGGGCCTTGTTGCTCTGGAGCTGCGACCCCGTCCGTGAATAAGAACATCAGCTTCAAGGTGTCCCAAAAGGATGGGGTAGAGATGGGAATGGGGTTACCTGACAAATAGACCTCCGGTCTAAGGTGGCTGGTCAAGATTGACTGCCTTGTCCCACCGTACTCTTTTAAATGACCTTAAACGGTGCCCTTGAAAAATAGACGCTAGCCATGTTGTTGCAGCTGCAGCAGCGATCAGTCGATGAAGCCGAGTTCGCGCAGCGCTTCTGTCTCTTGGGTGTACTCGGCGTCTTCGATCAGCAGCGTGCCGTCAGGCCCATAAATATTGCGCTGGGGCGCGCCCATTACTTGCTCAATGCGTTCGACTCTGTAGCCGTGCCGCTCCCAGATTTCGGTGGTGTTTATGCGTGTCATGGGTTCACTGTACTCAAACGAAAGCGCTGCTAGCAAGGCTTTCGTTTGAACCCCGGATGCGCTCCGGGCGGCGGCGCTAGCGCGCTGGGCGTTTTTGCTCTTGGCCTCCCTGTATGCCTCACCGCCGTATAGAACCCAGCGGATGGATTTCGCGTGGCCTTTCGATGTTCTTGTTGCCGATCCCATCCGGGGGCAGAGCAGTACTGACTAGAGCGACCGACGACCTTTTGTATCCCGCTGCCGCCCGCGGTGCCCTGTGTTTACCCAGCCGTGCGGCTGCATGAGCTTCGGTGCTGGCTCGATCACTTGGCACCCATTGACAGCAACACGGTGATTGCTGTGATGCATGGATTTAAACATGGTGTTCTGCATGTGTCAACACAGTGTTTGAACATGGTGTTTTTGAGTGGGCATGAAAAAGCCCGCCTAAGCGGGCTTTAGGGTGGCTCGAAGAATGCTTAGAAGATCATGGCGTCAGGGCCAACACAGCCTGCCACCCGGTCAACGCACTCGATGTCCTCTTTGCTGATTGTCATTGGCTCGTAGCCGTTGTTGATGCTCACGAACTGCATTTCATCACCTCGAGTCCAGTTGAGCTGCTTGAGCAAGCACTTTCCGTCAATCAGCTTGACGACCACATCACGACCTGATTGCGCCTCAATGCTGGGAGTCACAACTACGTACTCTCCAGCGCGGTAGCGAGGATGCATGGAGTCCCCCTTGATACGCAAAGCATATGCCCGAGGGTCGCCAGTCCAGTACTCTACCCAGCCCTCAGTGCCGTTGTCTTGAACTAGATAGCCATCAGGTCCGCCACGGACGCTTCCTGTGACTGGGACGCGCCGAGATTTTTTCAAGTCAAGCGCTGGCTCAACGTTAGAGGGTTCAGTCGTTATTGAGTCTGTTGTCATTGGTCCGGTGCCTTGTCGTAACCACTTCACGCTGATTCCTCGCTCTGCAGCGGCCACAAGACCGTCGCTGGAAGGGCCCCGCGACTCCCAGTTTTTGGCGGTCTGAGAGTTGGCCAGTCCCAGAAATTGGGAGACGTCCGTAGGCCCGACGTCGGACTTACCGGTGATATGGGCCACGGCCTGGTAAATGCGTTCGGTTACTGGATGCATAGCAGTGATTTTTAAACTTATTGTTTAAACATGCTGTTGCGATTAAGGCGAACATGGTGTTTAATTAACGACATGAATGCACCAGCTACTGAACTGATCAATCGTCTTGGTGGAAGCACCGCTGTTGCCAATCGACTCGGCTGGCGCTCACTCAATGGATCTCGCCGCGTCAACAACTGGAAGCGCCGAGGAATTCCCCCGGCCGTGCAGTTGAGGTACGACTGGCTCCGCCCACCCGCCGATCTGAAACAGCCATCCACCCCAGAAAAGGAGGTGGGCAATGACTGACACCACCACCCAGGCCCTTCGGGCTGCGCGCCTGGCGCTTGCGTTGCACCACAACTGCCTGATTACCGACAGGCCAGACCTGCCGCGCTCGGCGGACTCGAGCTGGACTACTGATTTCTCGGACGAGCTGACGCTGATTGGTGCCGCTATCGAGCTGCGTACTGCTTCTCTATGTGCGCATGGAAGTAGCGTCCAGCAGAAGGCGCTGATAACAAGCCCTGCCACACGGCTGGTGGAACCCGAAAGAAATCGTAGCCCTGAGCGGGATCGCTTGTGAACCAGATTCTCAGCACCCCCGTTTGCGCATCGAATCCTGCTCGACTGATGGCAGATGAGCGCAATTGTCGAATTTCCATGTCTACCCCTCCCGGGAATGGTTGTGTAGGAGCTTCCATTCTGCCCCGGGAGGCGGTGGGCACCCAGGCGCAGCACGCCGCGCAAAACCGAATCTCCTTGGCTTTGGCCAATCGCTACCCGGTGGGTTCCCCGCTGTGGCACCTGTTCAACAACTTCTATCGCCATACCGTGCATCAAGCGGAATGCGCGGAGAGCCTGCACGAGGAGGTCACGCATGGCTGACTCCAACACTCACGTCAAGCAACTTACGCACCTGTCCAAAGCTCAGAACGCTGCCCTCGGCGCTGTGCTGAATGCCCTCAAGGGGCTGCCTCTCGAGGACGCGCAGGAGGTCTTGGATCACGCAATTGGCCAACTGGCCGGGGACGAGCTCACGCCGATGTTTGCCCGTGGCATTGCCGGCCCGCTGGGCAAGCTGGATCACGAATTGAAGACGAAGGTTGATGAAGTGACCTTTCATCGGTTCCGCAGGAGCTGTGCTTTGTTGAAGTTGGATACCTCGGCGCGCATCCGCGATGCCATCTATGTGCTGGAGTGGCAAAAACCTTACCGACAGATGGTGGCAGAGAGGATGCTTCATGAGGATGAGCATAGCCAAGGGTTGCAGGCGCTGGTAGGCCACGTTCAGGCCCCCGAATTCGGAGGGCGTGGCCGATGAGTCTGAATTCGACACTTTCGCCGACGGCCGTGCCGCTGACCATGAGCAGCCGCGACATTGCGGATCTAACCGGTAAGGAGCACTTTCACGTCATGCGTGACCTGCGTGCCTTGCAAGGCCAGCTCGGCGTGGCCTTCGGTGGGTCTATCCAGAAGTGGATACACCCCCAGAACGAGCAGACCTACGACGAGTACCTGCTGGACAAGAACACGGTCCTCACACTGCTGCTGGGCTACGACCCGGTGGCGCGCATGAAGGTGGTCAAGCGCTGGCAGGAGCTGGAGGCCCAGGCAGCGCCAGCAGTGCCCCAGACCATGGCCCAGGCCTTGCGGCTGGCAGCTGATCAGGCTGAACAGCTTGACGCCCAGAGAGAGCAGCTGGCGCTGGCCGCGCCCAAGGTGGAGTACGTGGACCGCTACGTGGCGGCCAACGGCTCCATGGGCTTCAGGCAGGTAGCCAAGCTGCTGCAGGCCAATGAGCATGAATTTCGCACCTGGCTGCAGGACGCCAAGATCATGTACCGCCTCGGCAATGAGTGGACCGCTTACCAGAACCATATCGAAGCTGGCCGCTTTGTGGTGCGCGCCGGTGTGGCAACGGCCAACGAGCATGCGTTCAACACCACCAAGTTCACCCCCAAGGGCGTGGAGTGGGTTGCTGGCTTGTGGGGCAAGCACAAGGCCCGTCAGGCTCAGGAAGCTGGGGTGCAGGCATGAGCACCATCAGCACCTATTTGGATCGCCCAATCGCATTTCAGCGGGTCTTTGTCGCTCTTGGCGCGGGCATCACCGGCGCTTTGCTGCTGAGCCAGGCCGTCTACTGGTCGCGCCGCAGTGGCGATGACTCGGGCTGGTTCTTCAAGACCCAGATTGAATGGGAGGAAGAAACAGGCCTGACACGCCGCGAACAGGAGGGCGCCCGCAGCCGCCTGCAGTCAATGGGCCTGCTGCGCGAAGAGCGCCGAGGAATCCCCGCCAAGCTGTTCTACCGCGTGGACTTCGATGCCTTGCAATCAAGCTTGGATGAATGCGCCAAACAAGATTGCACAAAACCGCCAATCAAGGATGAGCAAAGCGAGCAAACAGGTACGCACAAAACCGCCAAACAGGATCGCGCAAAACGTGCAAACAGGGCTGCGCAAAACCGCCAATCTAAATTAAGTAAGACTACAACAGAGACTACTTCAGAGACTACGGCAGAGAGTAGTGCAGCCCCGGCTGAAGCCAAGGCTGAGCCGATGAGGGTGGAGGCTGGTGACGGGACGATCTACGAGATTCCTGCAGAGCTGCGCTATCCCGGACCTCACACCAAGAGCCACAAGGCGTGGGTGGCCTACGCCATTGCCTACGAGAAGCGCTACGGCAGCTGGCCCCTCTGGAATGCCACGGTTGGCGGCCAGTTCATGAACTTCATCGACCGCGTAGGGGCCGAACTCGCTCCCCGTGTGGCCGTGCACTACGTTCGCCGCGTCAACGAGGAATTCGTTGTGAAGCAGATGCACCCGGTCAAGCTGCTGCAGTCGGATGCCGAGAAGTGGGCGACCCAGCACCACACCGGCGCCAGCATGACCAGCACCCGTGCCAAGCAAACCGACCAGCTGGAGGCAAACGCCAGCGTGGCCGATGAGGCCATGGCCATCATTCGAGCCCAGCGTGCTGCGCAGCAAGGGGGCACAGATGCTGAATGATGCAGAACTGACCCGCTTGTGCACTCATCTGGCACTGACTGCCGAAGCCATGGGGCATGCCGTATCGGCCACTGCGGCCGCGATGATGGCTGATGACCTGAGCATTTACCCGCTGCCTGCCCTTGAGCGTGCCCTGAAGCGCGTTCGTGCCCAGCACACGGGCAAGCTCACCCTGAAGGCGGTCCTGGATCAGCTGGAGACACTGGCAGGCCGCCTGGCTCCAAGCGAAGCATGGGCGCTGGCGCTGAAATCCGCCGACGAGGCAGCCACGGTGGTATGGAGCGATGAGATTCAGCGTGCCTTTGAACAAGCGCGCGGGATGCTCGCCGCTGGCGACAAGGTGGGCGCCCGCATGGCCTTCATTGCCGCCTACGAGCGAATCACCACCACGGCCCGCGAGCAGCGCCAGCTGCCGGTGATTCAAGTTTCCATCGGCTGGGACGGCGCCCAGCGCCAGGAGGCCCTGACTCAAGCAGTCAGTGCAGGCCTGTTGCCGCCGGCCGTGGCTGCGGAGCACCTGGACCGCTTGTCTCTTCCGGCGCCTGTGTTCAACCCGATTGCATTGCTGGAGGGAAAGCCCAGCGTCACCGTCGCGGCCCCGCCCGAGCTGCGAGCCCGCCTGGATGATCTGCGCGACCAGCTTGCCCGCAAGGCAGGCCGCTTCACCAAAGCCCAGGTTCAGGCGCGGGCAGACCGTATTCGGCTGCTCCAGGACAAGCGCAGGGCCGCCGCTGCTGTGCAGGCCTATCAGCAGGAGGGCAGGTGATGAATGCCAAACGATCTACCAACGCACTACCTCGCCGCCAGGGACCATCTGGTGCGGCTGGCAATGACGCCGGGATGGTGGCACTACTCAAGGCAAAGGGCTTTGGAGTTGGAAGAGGAATCCGTGACACATGGGCACGGCCTGTGGCCGGGAATGCGGGAAGCGGTGCGAGCCGAGCTCAAGCGCCTGGGGTTCAAGCCACTGCCAAGCGATCTGGACCCGGTGGAGCCAAGTACGGTAACAAGAAGACCGTTACCCCCGATGGTGTGAAGTTCGACAGCCGTGCCGAGGCCAGCCGCTGGGGGCATCTGTGCATGCAGCTGCGCGCAGGGGACATCAGCGAGCTGCGCCGCCAGGTGGCCTATGAGCTGGTGCCCGCCGTGAAGTTTGCCGATGGGAGCCGCGTCAAGCCGGCCATTCGCTATGTGGCCGATTTCGTCTATGTGGAAAAGGGCGTGGAGGTCATCGAGGACGTGAAGGGCGTGCTGACCCCCGAATTCAAACTCAAGCGCCACCTGATGAAGGCTCTGCTGGGCCTGGAAGTGAGGTTGGTCAAATGATCCAGCCTTTGAACCCAGCCTTCTTTGGCAAGGTCGTGCCGCTGGCCGGCGAACGCAAGCCCCGCAGCGCATCGCGCATCACGCGGCTGCTGCATCCCCATCTGGACCGCATGAGTGATGGCCGGTACATGCACCGCGTCACCATGGAAAACCGCTGCGGCAACACCATCGAGGTGGGTGCACGCCGGATCTACGTGATGGACGAGTACGGCGATACCGTGCTGGTCGACGACTGGGGGCACTCATGGTACTGAGCCGCATTGAGCAAGCCTTAGAGGCTGATCGCGAACACTCCCTGAAGCGTTCTAGGCGCGACAGGATGCTGCGTGACTGGATGAATCCGCGCATCAAGCGAGTGGCAGGCACATGGGTTTGCACTGGGCGCGGCGCAACAGCGACAGGACTCAGCCCTGTGGCGGCCTATAGCGCGTGGCTGATGGCCCAATCGCAAAGCATCATCTACGCGACAACGAATGCCGCATATAGCAGGGCATTAAAGGGGGCCGCATGCTGATGCGCCGCGCCCCTCTCAAGCCCGGTAAGGGCTTCAAGTCTCGCAGCGGCTGGGCTGGCGCTGGGCTCCTTGATGAGCAGGACGATGGCCACCACTGCGAACCCGGCCAGGCTGAAAGCCGTGAACAGCGCCTTGCTGAGCGCGCCGCCCGCCAGATAGAGAGCGCCCTTGCAACGGCCAGCATGGTTCCCGGGAACGTCACCATGGCCCCCGGGGCTGGAACGACTGGCATAGCTGTGCTGAAAGAGAACGCCATCGAGAGCGAGCCCTACCGCCGTCTGGTGGCAGAACTGCCTTGCTTTTGGTGCGGCATCAGCGGCTATAGCCAGCATGCCCATCTCAACTACGGCAAGGGCCTTGGCATGAAGACAGACGACCGCACGGGGTTCCCGCTCTGTTGCAGCCGTCCTGGCATCGAGGGCTGCCATGTGGCCTATGACAACTACCGGCTGCTGGAGTCTGGAGGGCGAGAGGCCCACCGCGAGTACGGCATTGAAGCTGGCCGCTTTACCCGCGAACAAATCCTGAAGGCTGGACTCTGGCCCAAGAAGTTGCCCCTGTGGGCCTGACAAGCGTATCGAACCAAATACCCTGGAGCATCAATGAATTCCACACAAGCAAAGCAAACCTCTGGAACATCGACACACCGCGCCCGTGATGGGGGCGTGGATCTTGGAACCACGGAGGAGACGCCGACGCTCATGCTGGTGTTTGAGGCAATCAGGCAGATTAACGATTCCGGCGGAGAGCCCACGCGCGAGCGCATTGTGGCCATGACAGGGCTCAAGCCCACCACAGTGGACGACCGCATCAAGGTGCTGCGAGGCGAGGGCATGATCAGCCCACACAAGCAGTGCTATCGCCCGCTACATCAGCATGTGGCTGCACAGGCTGTCTCGTGCACGGTCATGCCCAACGGGATTTACAAGATCGAGAAAGGCGACGAAGTGATGACATTGGTGCCGGCCGAGGCGCGTCAGCTGGCGCCTATGTTGGCAGGTAAGGCGCTGGAGGCTTCTGCGCTGGAGCGCGTGCAGGAGATGGAGGCCCGCATGGTGGAGATGGCGCAGCAGCTGAGAGAGGTGGACAGACGCTACAAGGCGCTGAAAGCCAGTAGATCAGACAACGGAGCTCAGCAGGTGTTACAGCTTGCCCAATAGCAATACCGGTGCGGGCTGGATTGCTGTGTGCGGACATCTTTGCTTTCCAGCTATGCTGCAGGGAAGTTCATAGGGAGGTGGAGATGGCTGCAGAGTGGGGATGGAATCCTGAGGCCGTTGGAGCGATTGGCACTGCTGCCAGCGCATTGCTAGCTGCTGGTGTTGCGGTATGGGTTGGCGTTGTCGCGCCCAAGAAAATGAGCCACGAGGTGCAGCGCCGACAGCTTCTTATGATTGGTCCTCGGCTTAGAGGCGAGCTAAGCGCAATGCAGTTTCGCCTTGGGCTCTTTCTGGCCACCTGGAAACCGGAGGGCGATTATCCAAGGTCCGGTTATGCAGATATTGCAACTGCACTGCAGTGTCCGGTGCTGTCCGAAAGTCTCGCATCAGGAACCTTGTTCCCTGAAGCTGAAACCAGATTGATGACCAAGGTTCAAGAGGAGTCACAGTTGCTGGCATCTCTGCTACTTACGGAGAGTAAGTTGAAAAGCAGCATTCCTGGATCGATGCTGAACTATGAAAAACGTGTCAAAGAGCTCATGCGTGTTGTCACTGAATTGCTTGAGGTGCTGAACGCCTTGGCGGGTATCAAGCGCGAGAGCTTTATTCCTGCCGCAAGGAGCGGGTCCTAACACTCGCCCATCAGGCTGCCTCGGTGCGAGCGGTCGAGGAAAGAAGAAAGTCACCCGGCTAGGGTTCGACACCCAAAGCCATGCCCCGCAGCATTCCGGGCATGGCACCCATTCCAGCGGGTAAGAGGCCCGGAGAACCCCCTAAAAAATCGAAGTCCCCCAAGCAGCCTGCAGGCAAGAGGAAGCCAGCAGGCAAAGCCGCGCCCATGCGGGACGCGCACCACAGCCGTCTGACTGTCAAGCAGCAGCGCTTTGTCGATGAGTATTTGGTCGATTGCAATGCGACCCAGGCAGCCATCCGTGCGGGCTACAGCAAGGCCACTGCCAACGAGCAAGCAGGTCGCCTGTTGGTAAATGTTAGTGTTCAAGCTGCAATTTCGATAGCACGGCAAGAGCAACAGAAGCGCACCCAGATCAGCGCAGACAGAGTAGTCACAGAAGCCTGGCACATCGCCACGGCAGACGCCCGTGAGCTGGTGGAGGTCAAGATCGGCTGCTGCCGCCACTGTCATGGCGAGGGCCACAAGTGGCAACGCACCGTGGCAGAGATGAACTATGACGTTGAGCAGTGGGTTTCTTCTGGCAATGACCTAGAGGCCTTCGAGCACCAAGGCGGCATTGGCTACACCCCTCTCAAGCCGCCGCACCCAACCTGCCCCGAGTGCTTTGGTGACGGCCAAAGCCGTGTGGTGCTCAAGGACACCAGAACGCTGTCCCCTGCAGCGTTGTCCCTGTATGCCGGCGCCAAGCACGGCAAGCACGGCATAGAGATTCAGGTGCATGACAAGGCCGCGGCCATGGAGAAGCTCTTCAAGCACCTTGGCCTGTACGAGCGCGACAACGAGCAGAAGACCGATCCGCTCAAGGCCTTGCTGATGCGCGTGGCATCAAGCAGCAATAACGGCTTCACACCGATTGCAGAGGATCCGGAGCGCCCAGCTCAGCCCCCTGGGTCTTCGGCCTTGCCAGTCAATCCCAATCCGTCCGCGCAGGATGACGAGGACGATTGACCATGGCCGGCCTGGTGCACACGACCCCCCTGAATCAGATCCCGAACAACCCGGAGGAGCTGGAGCGCTGCCTGGCTGATCCTGAGTGGCGCATCTTTTCGGGGTGCCTCTACAAGATCATGATCAAGGGCGATGGGGACGATGATGCTTACTCGGTCCCCTTCAAGCCCAATCGCGCCCAGAAGCGCTTCCTGAAGCGGCTTTGGCATCGCAACATCATTCTCAAGGCGCGCCAGCTGGGTTTCACAACCCTGATCGCCATCCTCTGGCTGGACCATGCGCTTTTCAACGCTGACCAGCGCTGCGGCATCATTGCCCAGGACCGAGAAGCCGCTGAGGTGATCTTTCGGGACAAGGTGCGCTATGCGTACAACAACCTGCCCGATGAGATCCGCGAGCGCTTTCCTCTGAAGCGCGACAGCGCGACGGAGCTGCTTTTCGCGCACAACAATAGCTCGGTGCGTGTGGCTACATCCATGCGATCGGGCACCATCCACCGCCTGCATATCTCGGAGTTCGGCAAGATCTGCGCGAAGTATCCCGAGAAAGCCAAGGAAGTGATGACAGGCTCCATCCCGGCAGTGCCTACTAACGGCATTCTGGTGATCGAGAGCACTGCAGAGGGTGCCAACGGCGAGTTCTACGAGCTATCGAGCCGCGCCGAAACGCTGCATTACACGCATGTCAAGTTGACCGTGCGCGACTACCGTTTCCACTTCTATGCCTGGTGGCAAGAGCCGAACTACCGCATGGACAGCTCCCTGGTGGAAATCACGCCAGAGCAGCATGAATACTTTGAGCGCATCGAGCAAGAGGCCGGTTGCTCCATCGACCTGGACCAGCGCGCCTGGTACGTGGCCACCCAGGCCGCCGACTTTGCAGGGCGCGAAGAACGCATGTGGCAGGAGTACCCCAGCACTCCAGCCGAAGCATTCCAGCAGTCCACCGAAGGGCACTATCTCACCAAGGTGCTGCAGGTTGTCACCAAGCGCGGCGGCATCTGCAAGGTGCCAGTGCTGGATTTGCCCGTGTACACCTTCTGGGACATTGGGGCGAGCGATGGCTGCGCTATCTGGTTTGCCCAGTCCCTGCGCGGCGAAGATCGGTTCATCGACTACTACGAAGAGCACGACGAGGATCTGCGCCACTACGTGCGCCACCTGCAGGGTCTGGGCTATGTCTTCGGCAAGCACTACCTGCCACACGACGCGGCGCACAAGCGTCTGGGCGACTACAACAAGTCCACCCAAGAGCAGCTGCAGGCGCTGATGCCGGGCCAGAGCTTTGTCATCGTGCCGCGCATCACAGAGCTGCAGACCGGCATCAACACCCTGCGCAAGCACATGAAGGGCGCCTGGTACGACAAGGAGCGCTGCGCCTTTGGGGTCGAGCGCCTGCGCGGCTACAAGAAGAAATACAGCACTGCCTTGGCCAAGTTCATCAATGAGCCAGACAAGGGCAACGGATGCACCGAAGGCGCGGACGCGCACCGGCAGTGGGCCCAGGCGAAGGAAACCGGGCTGTACATCCCGAGCGATGACAGCTACGGCTCCAGTCATTCCAGCTACGAAGAACCTGAAGCGCCCGATTGGCGCGCGTGAGAGCAACCATGCAATACATCAAGCCCCCTCAAAACGCGGATCTGGGAGAGCCCATGACCGTGCTGGAATACGCCAAGATCGTGCAGGAATGCATTGATCAGCCACCCTGGCGCGCGGCAGCCGACAAGGAGGCCGACTATGCCGATGGCAACCAGCTGAGCACCGAACTGCTCAAGCGCCTGCAGGCGACGGGCGTGCCGCCGGCCAAAGAGAACGTGATTGGCCCGGCCATTGCGGCTATCTGCGGGTTTGAGGCTAAGACGCGCACAGATTGGCGAGTGACCCCGGACGGCGACCCCACAGGCAAGGATGTGGCCGACGCGCTGAACTACCGGCTCAACCAGGCCGAGCGCTTTTCCAAGGCGGATGCGGCCATGAGCGAGGCCTTCAAGCCGCAGGCGGCCGTGGGCCTGGGCTGGGTAGAGGTGGCGCGCAGCAGCAACCCGCTCGAGTACAAGACCCGCTGCCACTACATCCACCGCAATGAAATCCATTGGGATATGCGCGCCTCTGAAAAGGATCTATCCGATGCGCGCTGGCTGCTGCGCGAGCGCTTCATCAGCAAGGAGCGAACTGCGCGCGCGTTTGAGAACATGGCGCAGCTGATCATGCAGGCGCAGACCGTCAGTGGCCTGGGCGGATACGGTGGCTATGTGACCGAAGGTGGCGTATCGACCGGGTTGCTCTCGGCTGCCGATGCCAATCGCGCCTGGACCACGCGCGAGCAGGCCTGGTACCGCCATGAGTCGGACGAGGTGTGCCTGGGCGAGCTCTGGTACCGGCGCTGGGTCAATGTCGTGCTGCTCAAGATGCGCGGCGGCAGGGTGGTCGAGTTTGATGTGACAAACCCAGCCCATCAGGCCGCGGTGGCTGGCGGCCAGGGCAAGCTGGAGCGCGCCACCGTTGCACGCATGCGCCGCTCTTATTGGATGGGGCCGCACATGCTGCATGACAGCGCCAGCCCCTATCCGCACCCGCATTTCCCATATGTGCCGTTCTGGGGCTACCGCGAGGACATGACGCGCGTGCCGTTCGGCCTGGTGCGCGACATGATCTTTCCGCAGGACAACCTCAATAGCTCCATTGCCAAGCTGCGTTGGGGCATGGCCAGCACCCGGACCGAGCGTACCAAGGGCGCGGTGGCTATGTCGGATGAGCAATTCCGGCGCCAGATTGCCCGACCGGACGCGGATATTGTGCTGGACCCCACAGCCATGTCCCAGACAGGCGCGCGCTTTGAGGTCAAGCGCGACTTTCAGCTCAACAATCAGCAGTTGCAGATGATGGCCGACAGCCGCGCGGCGCTGCAGCGTGTCGGATCCATCACCGCAGCTTTCCAGGGGCAGAAGGGCAATGCGACCAGTGGCGTGCAGGAGCAGACCCAGGTAGAGCAGTCGCAGATCAGCATTGCCGACCTGATGGACAACTTCAAGGAAGGGCGCGCCATGGTGGGCGAGCTGATCCTGGCACTGGAGATCGAGGACCTGGGCGAGGAGCGCGAGGTGATCGTGATCGAGGGCGACACTATCAATCCGCCCCGCACCGTGGTGCTCAATGAAACCGTGGAAGAGGGCGGGCTGCGCTATCTGTCCAATGATGTGCAGCGCACGCGCCTCAAAGTGGCCTTGTCGGATGTGCCATCGTCATCGAGCTTCCGCGCTCAGCAGCTTGCGGCCTTGTCCGAAGCCGTCAAGGCCTTGCCGCCTCAGATGCAGCAGGTGGTGATGCCGTTCATGCTGGATCTGATGGACTTGCCACGCAAGGAAGAAATCATCACGGTCATCAAGAACGCGACCCAGCAGACCGACCCCGAGCAACTGCGCAAGCAGATCGAGCAGGAGCTGCAACGCGACCTCAAGATGCGAGAGCTGGACCTGCGCGAGCGCGAAGTGGCGGCGCGCGAGAAGCTGCTGGCGGCCCAGCAAGTGCAGGTCGGCGTGCAGGCGGCGTACAGCGCCATGCAGGGCGGCGCCCAGGTGGCCCAGATGCCGATGATTGCGCCCATCGCGGACGAAATCATGAAGGGAGCCGGCTACCAGGCACCGAACCCTGGCGGCGACGACCCGAATTTCCCCACAGCCAGCCAAACGGCAGCCATGAACATCAAGAGCCCTTACATCCAGGGTCAAGGACCGGAAGGCGCGGGCGCGGCTGCAGCAGGTGTTGGTACCGAAGCCGGCGCGCCGCCGGAGGTGCGGGAGAACACCAGCCCTGCATACCCACCAGTGCCCCAGGAGGCCGGTACCGGCATGCAGGGAATAGAGACTCCGCGCACGGGCGACAACCTGGTTTAGCGGCTGTACCCCACTAGAGTTAGACCGCCGCGCGACGACCGGAGACACTTCATTCCATCGAAGCGCGAAAGCGAAGAGATACAGCCCACTCGTGATGAGTCGGCCCATTCCCACCGCTGGAGAGTGTGATGGTCAGGGCTTCGGCCCTGGCCTGATCCTCGAATCGGTGTGCCCCACCAACAGGCCCAGCCGGATAGCTGGGAACGGAGCACAGCAGAGTGAACGAAGCTCAAAAACTCTTGGCAGCAGCCTTTGCAGGCGAATTGGATCTGGATGCGGATGCTTCCGGGTCTTCTGGCGTTTCTGCAACCCAAGGCACGGCCGCCCCGGCAAACGCCGAGAGCACCCAGGCCGCTACTGAAGCTGCCGCCGGCGCTGAAGCCGCCAACACAGCCACCACAGCAGGCACTGCCGCAAACGCATCGGCTCAGGAAGAGCACGAGGGCGCGCCCATTGCAAGCAAGTCCGGTGGCTACACCATCCCCTATGAAAAGCTGACAGAGGCACGCACCGCGCGCGACTCGGCTATTGCCGAGCGCGACCAACTGCGCGCCCAGCTGGAGCAGATGACGGCCGCACAGGCTGCCAATCTGCAGCATGCCCAGGCCGAAGCCCAAGCCCGTGCGGATGCCGGGAAGGCACCGACCCAGGCCGACCAGAACCTAGCAGCGGCCAAGAGCCTGGTGGACGGTGGCGCTGACGCCTCTCTGTTCGGGAGCTTTTCCGAAGAAGACATTGCAGCCGGCATTAACAAGCTGGTTGCTGATCAAGTCGCCGCGCGAGTGGAGGCTGCATTGGCACCCCAACGCGAGGCGCAAGCCCGTGAGCAGGCCGTGACGGCAGAGCAGGTGCACGCCCAGAAGATTCTGGACGCACACAAAGATGCCTTTGAAGTTGCTGAATCCAAGGAGTTCGCCAGCTGGAAGTCTGGTCAGCCTGGATACATGCAGGCAGCCATCGACCGCACCCTGCAAGCGGGTACCGCCCAGGATGTGATTGACCTGCTCGGCCAGTTCAAGAAGTTCCATGCGGGCACGGCCGGCACGGCGGCTGGTGATCCCACGGCCGAAGCAGTGGCCAAGGCCCTGGCCAACGCCAAGACCGAGCCCCCCGTGAGCCTGTCGAGTCTGCCCGGAGCGGCACCCGCAGGCACGGAGGCAGAACGCGCAGTTGCGCTGGCCAGCGATCCGGCCGCTCTGTTGGAGTACGTGAGCAGCCTGCCCCGCGACCGCCAGACCAGTCTGATGAATAGCGTGGTGTAGCCGTCAGGCCCGCCACAAACCATTTCCCGGGCCATCTCGTGATGAGAGCGCCCTTGTCCCATAGCAGGAGGACTTGATATGTCCAAGACCAGTGTAGGCGCAGGTTCGTCCAATGCGCAGTTCGTACAAGCTGCCGGACTGTTCGCGCAGTCCATGCAGCGCAACTCCAAGCTCAACCAGATGGTGGGCACCATGCCCAAGGGCGAGGGCTCGGCAGCTGCAACGCTGCGCAAGCAGACCACCAACGATATGCCCATTGTGCGTACCGTTGACCTGTCGCGCGGCAAGGGCGATGAGGTGGAATTCCACTTTGTGCAGCCCGTAGGCGCGTACCCCATCATGGGTGCCCGCATGGCCGAGGGCAAGGGCACGGGCGTGTCGCTGGACAAGGCCCGCGTGCGTGTCAACCAGGCGCGTTTCCCCGTGGATGTGGGCGACACCATGACCGACCTGCGCTCGCCCGTCGAGTTTCGCAAGATTGGCCGTCCCATCGCCCAAGGCCTGATGGATCGCTACCAGGACCAGGGATCGCTGATGCACCTGGCCGGCGCGCGCGGCTTCCACAACAACATCGAGTGGGCCATTCCCACCGAAGAGCACGCGGACTTTGAAGCGATTGCGGTCAACCCCGTGCTGGCTCCCACCAAGAACCGCCACTATGTGGCCGATGGCGATGCGATCAAGGGCTTCGCGGTCAATGCCGGCGAAATGGATATCGCATCCACCGATGCGCTGACTATGACGATTGTGGATGCCTGCCGCACGCTGGTGGAGTCCATCGCGCTGCCGCCCCCTGCGATCCGTCTGCCAGGCGACCATGCCGCCGACGATTCCCCTCTGCGCATGCTGATGGTGAGCCCCGCTCAATATCACCAGTTCTCGCAGGACAAGGATTTCCGCGCATTCCAGGCCAACGCACTGACCCGCGCCAGCCAGGCCGAGCGTCATCCTCTGTTCCTGGGCGAAGTGGGTCTGTGGAACGGCATTCTGATCTGCAAGCAGCCGCGCCCCATCCGCTTCTATGCCGGCGACACCATCAAGTACTGCGCCAGCCACACCAGCGATCAGGAAAGCTCCTGCATCGTGCCGGCCAGCTTCGGCACGACCCATGCCGTGGATCGCGCGCTGCTGCTGGGCGGCCAGGCTCTGGCGCAAGCGTTTGCTTCCAGCCGCCATGGTGGCATGCCCTTCTTCTGGAAGGAGAAGGAATTCGACCACGACGACAAGATGGAGCTGCTGATTGGCGCCATCCAAGGCACATCCAAGGTGCGCTGGGCCGTTGACCAAGGCAATGGCACCAAGCATTACACCGACCACGGTGTGATCGCCCTCGATACCGCAGTGCCCATCATCGGCGCGCGCCAGTAATCCGGCAGAGCAGGGCGCGGCCATGGTGCGGCGCCTTGCCTGACTGGATGGAGTGATTCCTCTCGTTTCAATCTAGGAGCCGACCATGGCCACCGTGACCAACTCTCAAAAGCACCGCAACCAACTCGGTGCGACACCCTGGGGCAACCTCAATGTCCTGCATTTCATCCTGAAGACAGGCGCCAACGGCGGCGCGCTGGACGCTGACTCCAATGTGCCTTTGGCCGCCGGCGACAAGGTGCGTCTGGGCGTGCTGCCTGCTGGCTCCACGCTGGTGGACTCCGCTGCCATTGTCTCTGTAGGCCTGACCGCCACCGTCAAGGGCGACCTGGGCTTTGAATACGTCGATGCTGTGGACGACGCCAAGACGCCCCAGGATGCTACCTACTTTGGCGCGGCTTTGGATCTGGCCGCCGCCGCGCGCCTGCGCAATACATCCACTAAGGCGCCCGTGACCCTGCCCAAGGATGCCTATCTGGTGCTGACCACCTCGGGCGCGGCCAATGCCAAGGCCGCCCGCGTCGATGTGGTGGTGCAGGCCATCTCCACCGGCGCCCTGTAAAGAGCGCTCCCAGGATGCGGGCCTGCCTTTGGGTAGCGCCCGTATTCGTCCATCTGAACACTCCCCAGCATCATGAACTTTGTACGCATTACCTATATCGGCCGAAAAATCTACCGTGACCGCGCTACGGGCCACATCTGGCAACCCGAAGAGGAGCGCCTGGTGAGCGAAGCCATTGCCAAGCCGCTGCTCAAGTTTGTGGAGTTCAAGCGCACTGCAGACCTCAAGCCCGCGGCTGCTGAACAGCAGCAACTGAGCCAGGAGCAGACCGGCACAGAAGGCCTGGAACTGGGCGCGATGCTGACTGCAGATCAAAGCAGCGACCCATCCAATGCGCAGAAGCCTGAGCTCACTGAGCAAGAGATTGCAGCGCTCGAGCAGCAAGCGCTGGACGACAAGGCCAAGGAAGTGGACGACCAGCGCGAAGCCATGTTGATCACCGTGCAAGGCATGAACAAAACAGCGCTTACCGAGTACGCCAAGAAGTACGACCACGCCTTTGATGCCAAGGCCAAGGTGGACGAAATGCGTATTACGGTCAACGGCCTGATTCACCAGTTCGGGGTGCGCTGATGAACCTCGAGGACCTGATTGCCTCTTTCCGCGAGGACGCCACCGACAAGCTGGAGCCCTATCTGTGGGAAGACGACGCTGTAACGCGCTGGCTCAATGAAGCGCAGGACGAGGCAGCCGTGCGCGGCCGTCTGCTGCTCGATGACAGCACGCCGGCGGTGACCACCATTGCGGTGAACGCGGGTCAGGCTTCGTATCAGCTCCACGCCAAGGTTTATGAAATCGCGCATCTGCACTGGCAGACGAGCGCGGCGGCCCATCGTGGCAAGGCCGTGGATCTGGTGACGCGCGAATGGCTGGATCGACACCACCCCGACTGGCGTGTGCGCCTGGATTGCGATGCGATGTATGCCATCCAGACCGAGGGCGCGCTGCGCCTGGTGCCCACGCCGCGCGAGGCTGGGGTGCTGACGCTGGAGGCTTACCGCCTGCCGCTCAAACCCCTGGCCAACGATACCGACAAGCCGGAAATCCACGCGGCCAGCCACCAGCATCTGGTGTATTGGGCGCTGCACCGGGCTTTCAGCCAGCCCGATAGCGACGGGTTTGACCCGCAGCGCGCGGCCACGGCCGAGGCGGCCTTTACCGGCTACTTTGGCGCGCGGCCCGATGCAGACCTGCGCCGCGCCACTCGCCACGATGTTCCCCAGGTCAACGCGACCTACATCTTTTAAGGTGCCGCATGTTCGGACTGTCCAAACCTATCCCCACAGACAAGAGCGCGAAGCTGGACAAAGCCAGAGCCCAAGCCCAGAACCAGGCGCCCGACAGCATTCCTGGCATGTTCAAGCCGGGCGAATTCGTACTGCCGCCCGATACTGTGCATGCCATGGGCGGTAAGCAAGCACTTCAGGGTGTAGTGGATGCCACGCATACGCCTGTGGCTGCATACGGTCTGAATGCACCCCGCGCCAGCGGCGCGCAATCCAAGGCCGCGCCACAACTGGGGCTCAAGCCAGAGGTGTTCTTTGCCAACGGCGGCGCGCCAGAGGATCAGCTGCCCGGACTGGGCCTGAAGCTGAGCGCGGCTCCGAGCCCCAGCAATACCTTCCCAGGCAACCGCCTGCCGGGTAACAGCGGATTCAGCAGCGCGCCACCCAGCGCGCCAGCGGCCAGTCCAACACCAGCGCCAGCCGGCATGACGGACGGTCAGCGCGCTGATGCTTTGGCTCAGATCCCAACCGGCGGGCCCAAGGCACCCGCTGCTGATGGATCGCAGGACTCTTGGAGCAATACCGAAGCGGGGCGAAATATTGGCAATGCCGTGGCTTCCCTGCCCGGGCTGGGCGGTGTTGGCCGTGTTGCATCGACTGGCGGCGCAATCAGCCGCGGCCTCAACGCGGCATCCACTGCACTGAATAGCGCTGGCCGCGCGGCAAATGCAGTTCCAGCCATTGGTGCTGGGCTCTATGGTGGTGCTTCGCCGGCGGCTGCAGCAGCCGTGGCAGCCTCTCCTCCTGCGACTTTTTCCGCCGGCGCTGGCCGTGGTTCCTCCAATCCGGCGCCTGCAAGCCAGAGTGCATCTACAACTCCGACAGGCTCAGCGGCGGAAACCCCGAGCAACCAGGTGATGGAGGGCGTGTACAGCCATGGGCGCGGCCAGTACAGTGACCAAGCAGGCGGTATGGGCTTCCCGGCTGGATTCACTGGCAAGCCAAATGCGCGGAATTTGGCTGCTGCTGACAACCTTGCAGCTTCCAATGCAGCCACGGGGGGCGCTGGTGGTCCATCGGATGAGGGTGGCTTTGGCCTGCGCGCGCCTGCCGTTGCGCATAGTGGCAATGACTGGGCAGCGCGCCAGCGCCTTAAGAATCTGGAAACCTCAGCCAGCTCCATCATGAACACTCAGCGCTGGGGCGGAAGAGGCGCGGCCAACAATCCTGCAGCCCAGAACTTCCTGGATGCGAGTCGCGCCGACCTGGCGGCTCAGGGCAAAGTGCCCGATATGCAACTGCGCACCAATGAAGTCAATGCAGGCCTGCACCGCGCGGCCATGGCTGAGGCGGGTGCTGATCGCCGTGCGCAGGGGCAGTTGGGCTTGGGACTGCGCCGCCTGGATATCGATCAGCGGCGCAACCAGCTCGATGCTCAGCGCATCAACAGCGACGAACGCCTGCGCGCGCCACAGATTCGCGCAGCCGAGCGCTTGGGGCAGTTGCAGGAGGCATACATCAATGCCAAGACTCCCGAAGAGCAGGCCGCGCTTGCAAACCAGATGCGCGCTTATTCAGGCAAGGATGAAGCTGATTGGAAGGTGCAAGTCACGCCTGCAACCAAGAACTTGGACGGCTCCACAACTGCAGGGTCTGTCATTCGCTACAACAGCCGTACTGGAGATGTGCAGGAGGTGGGTGGAGTTGGCGGTAAACCGCCGGTCCCCGCCAAGGACTCGCTGAAAGCTGGTCAGGTCTATCAAACTCCACGCGGACAAGCGCGCTGGAATGGATCGGAGTTTGAGTTGGTTGGCTAGCGTCCTGAGCCGTAGGCCTCTTCATATGTGAAGGTGGGCTTGTCATACAGCTTCCTGCAGGCGACTCCGATCATGGCTGCAGCCTGGTTGCTTCGAGTGTCCTTGGCCTTAGCTACGACACACTCGGCGCCAGAGTTGTAGCCCATGAGGCCGCGACCTGAACCTTGCTGGACTGCCTGAATGGCACCTGGGTTTGCCTTTAGACAAACCTGGTGTACTGCTTGGGCCGCAATGTCGTTTACTGCGCCAGGGGCCTTGTCCAGGATGCAGGTGGCGTAGTTGGCTGCCTGGGCCTGCGCGGCGACCAGCGCCAGCAGTGCGCCACCTAGCATCGCTCTCATCCTCTTTTGCATGTTCCCTCCTGCAAGGGAACTGTAGCAGAGCCAACTACCACACTAGGTAGCAGCGTTTGCCATACCTTTAGCCCATTTCCGAGTCTCCACGATCGAAAATTATGGGTGTAACGCCATCGAACTTTCAAGAGTTGCTGTATAACTGTATATATGTACAGTATTTGGCTCCATTGATTCTTGTAGCATGTGGTTACAGGAGATGTGGATGGATCCGAATAAGCAGAAAGAGGAATTCCAGCATGCTTATCTGTGCGCGCTTGCGGCGCAGGCAGGGCTGAATCGAGGCGAGTTTAGGGTTGACGACGATAGCGTTGATGTAACTTTTCAGACCAAAGGTTATGTGGGCACGCTTGTCCGAAATCCTGCAATTCAATTGCAGATGAAGTGCACCTCACAGAATTTAATCAACAAGGGAGTGATCAAGTTTCCTTTGTCAAGGAAAAATTACGATGATTTGCGTGGGAAGAACGTCGCTGTTCCTCGGTATCTTGCCGTGCTGATTGTTCCGAACGTTACAGATCAGTGGATTTCGCACCGCAAAAAGCACATGGCTTTGAACAATTGCTGTTACTGGGTATCGCTTCGGGATGCCCCAGCCACGGAAAATAGCTCAACCATCACTGTCGATGTACCTCTGCGTCAAAAGCTCACAACGGATGTGTTGCGGCAGATGATGGATGCAGCCAGCAGGCTGGAGGGCTTATGACAAGTCGTACACATCGTTCGTTTGAGAGCGTGACTATTAAGCAGCTTGAGACCTACCTGCAAAAAAATGGATGGTCTCTTGATGGAAAAATTCGTGATGTCGCTTCCGTATGGCATCGGGCTGAGGTCATGGATGCCGAGGTGCTTCTGCCGACCTCTGTGGACCTCAAGGACTATGCAGAGCGCATGCGCGACGTTGTCGAATCGATAGCTAGATTTGAGAAGAGATCGATTGAGGACATTACGAGCGAAATTTTGGATCTGTTTTCCAGCATCGTCTCTATACGAGTGATCGGCGCAGACACTAAAGGTGGCGCCATCCCGATCAGCGATGGAGTCTTGCTTGTCTCGAAAGCTAAAGAAATGCTCATGTCGGCAGCCATGGCTATGTTTGCGAAGCGTAAGCAATTCGCTGGAAAACCTCCCAAGGAAGCTGCTAGCTACATTGATTCACTGCTACTCGGGCAAACACAAGTGGGCAGCTACGTGGTCAATGTCCTAGTGCCGCAGCAGGATCCTCCTCGACAGGACTCAATTCAAGGAGCGGAACCAGTAGAGGGGGTAGCGCTGAGCTTGGCTCATGGCTTAGACGCCTTAAGAACAGCGGGCGGCCAATATGATCAAACTGGTGATGTGGCTGCCTTTGACAAAGCAGTCGCTTCAGGTGCGAGTGCTAACCTGTGCGATGCATTGATGGGATTCAGTGGAGAGGGGCAGAAGCGAGATTTTGAAATTCGCATTAGTGGGGCATCTGGCCCGTGGTTCGATGGAGTGACCAAGGTCTATTCATTTGTTTCAGAGGATGTTCAAACTCTGAAAGTCGCTGCGAATTACTACAGAGATGACTATGTCCTTCGCAACCAGACAATCATAGGTTTCGTCAGGAAGTTGCATCGTGACAATGGATCCAATGTTGGGAAAGTTGCGATCGAAGCGTCAGTTAATGATTCGACTCGTAGTGTGAACATCGAGTTAGATGCGAAGGAATACCATGAGGCTGTAACCGCTCACGATAAGCGAAAGTGGATAGAGTGCCGTGGTGATATTCATATCAAAGGACGAACGACGCGGCTCCTAAATCACTCTAACTTTCGCATCTTGGAGGTTGGTGACCTTTTTTGAGATCGCACACCAACATGGCAGGCCCCACTAGTGTGGGGCTTTTCCACATTTGACCTCATGATTCGTTATGGCCTGATGTCCACCGACTAGGGTTCGACACTTCGGCTTGGAGTGAGGTGTCATTGGGGGATGAGCAAAAGCACTTTCTCCTATGAAGATGCCTACGGACAGGCGCCCGCCGATAGCAGCCCCCCATCAAAGCAGGCTGGTAAATTTTCCTATGAGGATGCATTTGGGTCAGAGCCTGCACCTCCTGCCTCTCGTGGCATAAAAGGCATAGCCCAGGACGTAGCCGCCACAACTGTCAAGGCCGCGCTGGCTGTGCCGGAGGCGGCAGTTGGCGTTGCAGACCTTGTGTCGGGTGGCAAAGCCGGCAAGGCGCTGGAGGGCGCTGGCGTCCGGTTCAAGGAAGCTCGCGAGATTGCCGAGGGCTGGCACTCTGTTATGACCAAGGCCCAGAAGGCTGAATTCCAGAATGCAGATGGTGTCGCCGGAAAGGCTGCTGTTGCACTCTCAAATCCCTCGCTGATCGCTATGGCGGTGGGTGAATCACTGGGGGCGATGGGCGCAGGCGGTGCCATCGGGCGCGGCGCCATGGCTGCTACACGCCTTGGGCAGATGGGGGCCAAGGGCGCTGCCATCGCTGGCGCTGCTGGCGAGGGTGTGGTGGGCGCTGGCTCGGCCGCAGAGCAGATCCGTCAGGAGACAGCAGACGGTGAGCTGACCGCCAAGCAGGCGGCCCTGGCCGCTGGCACTGGCCTGGCTACCGGTGCGCTGGGCTTTGCCGGCAATAAGGTTGCCAACCGTCTGGGCATTGGCGATGCCGACATGATGCTGGCCCAGGGCACCAAAGGCATGGCCAAGCATGCCGCAGAGCGCGCCACAGCCGCAGCCGTCAATCCTCTGGCCCAGCCTGCACAGAAGAGCATCCTGCGCCAGATGGGCGAGGGCGCGATTACCGAGGGCGTGCTGGAAGAGCTGCCCCAGTCTGTGTCCGAGCAGATCCTGCAGAACGAGGCACTGGGCAAGTCTTGGAGCGAAGGCCTGGACGACGCCATCGTGATGGGTATCCTGTCGGGAGGCACCATGGGTGCTGGCGCGGCTGGCTATCGTGGCTTCAAGGACAAGCAGATCGATGATGCAGCGGCGAATGCCAGGAACGCTGCAGCCAATGCCCCAGGCGCGATCCCCGGCCAAGATCAGGCCGCCGGTGCCTTGCAGCCTGCCGCGTGGACAACCTCGGCCGGCGCGGCTGCCGAGATGGAGCCCGGCACAGCGCCGGCATCCCCAGCCAATGCTCCAAATCTGGATTATGAAACCCTGCCTGGCGCGGCCCCCGAGGCGCAAGGCAATGAAATCGACTTCACGCGCGACTTTCCTGCCCCGGAGTGGGGCACGGAGCTGGGTGCTGCTGGCCAGCAACCTGCCGCGACGGCCGCGCCAGAGCTGACACCTTCTCAGGCCATGGGCCTGGATCCGAGCGCGGGCGCACTTTCCAAGGCTGCCGCCATGGCTGTGGATTCTGGCGCTTCCCCTGTGCTGCAGCCCCAGGCCTCGCCAGTGGCTGAGCAGCAGCAGGCCGCACCCCAGGTGCCTGCCGGCGTGGATCCGGATACCGGCGAGGTATCGCTGCAGGCCCAGATGGACGAGCTCAAGGATCGCATTGCCTTTATGCAGCAGCAGGGGTCGGCCCAGGGCTGGGACGGCAATAGGGCTGCCCAGCGCAATGCGCTGCAGACCCAGCTCACCCGACTGGAGCTGCAGGCCGCCGGTGGTCAGGGGCGCGGCGCTTCGACTGCCGGCGCGCCCGCACCCGTGCAGCTGACCGGCATCAACCAGATCCTGGCCAAGCAGGTCCCTGACATGAGCGAGCAGGAGCTGCAGCAGGCCATCGCCCATTACGGACCCAACCACAAGCGCACCAAGAAATTTGAAAAAGCACTCCAAGCGCTTGCGCAAAAACCGCTGACAGCTATTGAATCAGGAGCAAATGGCAATGTCTCTCAAGCCGATCAAACCCAGCAAGGCGGCGCGCAACCTGCGCAAGCAGGAGCAGCGCAAGCTGGCCAAGATGCAGGCCAAGGGGTAGGCAATGGCACCACCCCAACTGCGAACCCTGGAGCGCAAGACCAGAGCGCGAGCCTTGCGAAAGCTCAAGCGCAAGTCTCGGAAGCGGCCGGCGCGGCAACAGCGGCCGTAGGCAAGGCCGCCCAGATCGCGCGCGAAGGCAATGCCGACCGTGAAGCCCAGCGCCAGCGACAGCTTGATGCCAGCGAACGCTGGACACGCATGACCACGGTAGAGCGCCAGGCCGTGACGGCCACCGCGCCAGGCCTGAACCCCATTGCACGCAAGAACCTGCACACGCGGGCATGGCCGGATATTGGCGAGAAGATCCGCAACAAGCTGATGGATTCGCTGGTGCAGCCGCTTGTAGCGCCTGCCAGTAAAGCGCCAGACGCTGCAGAAAGCGTAGCAAATGCAGCGCCTTCTGCTGTCTCCGGAGAGGCCCCGGCGAAGCCTGCCGCGCAGCCCGTGGGCGATGAAAAGCAGTTCGCGGCAGAGACTGGCACGCTGGGCATTCCACGCGCTGAGATGCCCCAGGTGCCCACGGCCAACCATGGCGGACTGGTCAAGCACGTGAATGCACAGGGGATTGCCCATGAAACCACGACCGTGGACGCGGCCCAGCTCAAGCCGACCCAGGCTGAATACTCTCCGTCCAAGGTGGAGGCCGCCAAGAGCGCCACCGGCGATCGCGCAGTGATCGTGTCGAGCGATGGCCACATCATCGACGGCCACCACCAGGCAGTCGCGGCAGCCGATGAAGGCAAGCAGGTCAAGGCCATCGTGCTGGATGCACCGGTGGAGCAGGCGCTGGCTGCGGTGAAGGCTTCGCCCAGCGCCAACACGGAAGCTGCAGCAGCCCCGTCGCCGGAACCTGTGACTACGCCCAAGTCGGTGCCGGAGCGCATGAAGGAGGCCAAGGCTGCCAGGGAGGCCGCCAGCGTGGCCGCTGCAGCCCCAGCAGCGAAGCCCAAGAGCGTGCCTGAAAGGATGCGCGAGGCGGCTGCAGCCCGTACAGAAAAGCCAGCATTTCGGCGCGATGCTGCAGGCACGGCCAAAGGGGAAGACTTTGATGTGGCAGGCTTTCTCCAAGCCATGAATGAGGGACAGTCAGCCAGTGCCGCTGCAGCTGCAGCCCCCGCAGTGAATGTACGCCCCAGCTATTCGCCGGCGGCCCGTGCCGAGGCGGTGCGCGCGGTCAAGGGCACGGCCGATGCCATTCGGCAGGCCTGGGCCAACGGGCCCGAGGTGATCGTGGCCTTTGATATGCAGGACGCGGTGGTGCCCGAGAGCGCGCGGCGTGCTGACCTCAAGCAGCGCAGCGGCGGCGCCCGGGGCGCTCCGGAGGGCTTCTATTACCAGGGCAAGGTGTATTTGATGGCGTCCAAGCTCAAGACGCCCAACGATGCAGCGCGCGTGCTATTCCATGAGGCCTTGGGCCACCACGGCCTGCGCGGCTTGTTCGGCAAGGACCTGGGCCTGATCCTGAATCAGGTGGCCACCATGCGCAAGGCAGATGTGGATGCAAAGATCGAGGAGTATGGTCTGCGCCGCGTCAATCGCCTGGACCGCCGCACGGCTGCCGAGGAGGTGCTGGCTGAGATGGCGCAGAACACGCCCGAGTTGGGCTTTGTGCGCCGTGCCGTGGCTGCAATCCGCACCTGGTTGCGCACCAACGTGCCGGGCTTCAAGTCGCTGGCGCTGACGGATGCTGAGCTGATTCGCAACTTCATCTTGCCGGCGCGGGCATGGGTGGAGAACGGCGGTTCAGTAGGGGCTGGGAGTGGAGTGGCCTCGTTCAGCCGTGGCTCCCGTGCAGAACCGCAAACCGACATGGAAAAAGCTCTGCTGCTGCAGGGCGCGCCGGTGGCGGTCCTGGATCTGAAGAACGCGCCATCAGGCGGATATGCCGCCATTGAGCAATGGGCTGCGGAGCTCTTTGCTCAGCAAGGAGGCAAAGCTATAAGTCCGGAGTTCGGTGAGGTGGTTCTGGATGCGCGCTCTGCCAAAAGCTCGATAGCGCACGGCGGTGCCAACGATGCCAAGAAGGTGGCTTTTGCAGCAGTCAAGGATGTGATCGAGCGTGGTGCACTGGTGTATCGAACCACTGCCGGCAATACCGATAGTTTTTACACATCCGCGCCGGTGAGCATTTCAGGCAAGGACAACATCGTGACGGTTCTGGTTCGCCGTGACCACAACACCCAACGGATGTACCTGCATAGTGTTTCGCTCAAAGAAAATCTCCTGAAGCCGAGAGTATCCAGTGTTGATGCCAAAAAGGCATCCGAACGGTCTGGCTCAACGACATCAGGAGACGCCCCCACTTTAACAAATGGCGTGCAGCAGGGCAAGGCGGCCACGGAAGATGTTGCACGCGAACTCAACCGCCTGCTGAGGCTGGATACCAAAAGTCCGCTGGAGCGAGAGCGGGGTGGATCTGCTCAGTCCGCCAATGAAAAATCCCCCGCAGCTCAGTGGGTGGACGCATCTGCCAAGGCCGATGGCCAAGACCTGACTTCCATCCGCTCTGCGGGGGAGAGCACCAGTCTATCCAAAGGTACGGAACAGCGCGATGCAGACGAGCCGATGTTCAGCCGCTCGCGCTTCGCAGACCTCAAGGACAGCGCCCTTGACCAGCTGAGCAAGACTTTCACCCACGAGGGCAAGGTATCGCTCTGGGACAAGTCCGTGGGCACCATGCGCCACCTGGCCGAGCGCGCGCCAGCGTTCAAGCCGGTCTATGAATCGGCCCAGCAAAACATCGACGATGTGAGCATGCTGGCCAATGACGCGGCCGACATGGCGCCGCGCATTCTGCCGCGTGTGGAGTCTCTGGGCGACCTCAAGAAAAAGCCTGTCTCTGCCGCCGACAACAAGGCCGTGGCCCGACCGCTGTTTGAGGGTACGCTGATCTGGGCGCGCGACGAGAACGGCAAGCCGACCCTGGTGGATGATCTGCAAAAGCGCTATGCGAATCTGTCGGCCCACAACAAGGCGGCGATGCTGCTCAAGCACGGCAAGATCAAATCTGAGGTGCTGGCCATGTGGCAGGGCCTGCCTGTGGCCCAGTTTGAAAAGAACATCAACGCGCGCTTTGAGAACAAGATGCTCAAGGCCGGCATTGTCTGGACCGATGCGGAGCTGCAGGCGCAGTTTGGAGCCGATGCCAACCAGATCAGCCTGTACCGCGAGGCCCGCGCGGCCATCGATCGCTCCATCGACATGACGGCCCGCACCGACATGCTGCGCATAGTGGGCGAGAAGTACGAGCCTATGCGCGATGCGGTGCTGGCGCAGCCCTCCGTGGAGGCCGCCGCACAGCTGCTGCTGGATACGCTGGAGCAGGATGCCAAGGCCGACCCGGACTCGCGCGACCGCCTGGCTGGCTATATGCAGCTGATCAACCGCCGCCTGGAGACGGCCGTGGATCTGCAGCAGGGCGGCTATGCCCCGCTGTCGCGCTTTGGCCGCTATACGGTGGATGTGGTGGATGCCAATGGTGAGCGCCTGTATTTCGGCATGTACGAAACCGCGCGCGACTCCAACCGGGCCAAGATGCAACTCGAGCACGAGTTCAAGAGCGCGACCATCACCACGGGCACCATGAGTGCCGAGGCGTACAAGCTGTTTGCCGGCGTGACGCCCGAGACTCTGGAGCAGTTTGGCGAGATGCTGGGCCTGAAAGCCGAGGGCAATGAAGCCCAGGACAAGGCATTCCAGGAGTTTCTGAAGCTCACCAAGAACAACCACAGCGCCATGAAGCGGCTGATTCACCGCAAGGGCATCGCCGGTTTCAGCGAGGATGTGGGGCGAGTGGTGGCGAACTTTGTTTACTCCAACGCACGCGCCGGGGCCATGGGCCTGAACGCGGGCAAGATGGAAACGGCCATCGGCAAGATCCCCAAGGAGCAGGGCGAGCTCAAGGATCTGGCCATGGGCCTGCGCGACTACATCCGCGACCCGCAGGAGGAAGGCCAGGCCGTGCGCGGCATGCTGTTTGCTCAGTACCTGGGCGGTTCCATTGCTTCGGCCTTTGTGAATACGACCCAGCCATTCGCGGTCACGCTGCCCTGGCTGAGCCAGTACGGCGGCATGAAGAAGGCCGGCGCGCAACTGGCCCGCGCGCTCAAGGACATGGGGACCAAGGGTTTCAAGTACGAGAGCGACCTGGCCAAGGCGCTGCAGTCGGCAGAGGATGACGGCGTGGTGAGTCCCCAGGAAATCCACCAGCTGATGGCCCAGGCCCGCGGCGCGGGCATGCTGCGCTCGGGCGACGGTACCAAGACGGGCGATCTGCGCGCCAAGGCCGGCAACCTGTGGGAGCAGGGCAAGGTGCTCTGGGGTCAGCCCTTTGCGCTGGCCGAGCAGTTCAACCGTCGCAGCACCTTCATTGCTTCTTACCGCATTGCCAAGGACCAGGGTATGGCGGATCCGGGGGCGTTCGCTCGCAAGGCGGTGCTGGAAACACAGTTCGTCTATTCCAAGGCCAACAAGCCCAAGTGGGCGCGCGGCGCAGTGGGTGGGACTTTGTTCACCTTCAAGACCTATTCGGTCAGCTATCTGGAGCTGATGCAGCGCATGTGGACCCAGGGCGGCCCAGAAGGCAAGCGCGCGGTGGGCTGGGCCCTGGCCATGCTGCTGCTGATGAGCGGCGCCGGCGGCGTGCCCTTCATGGAGGATGCCGAGGACCTGATCGATGGCGCCGGCCAGATGATGGGCTACAACATCAGCGCCAAGCAATGGCGCAAGGAACTGTTGGCCAACGTGGTGGGCAAGGAGCTGGGCGAGTTCATGGAGCAGGGCCTGTCTGGCCTGCCGGGCGCGCCCATCGATGTGTCCGGACGCCTGGGCATGGGCAACCTGCTGCCCGGTACCGGCCTGTTCCTGGACAAGCCCAACCGCGAGCGGGACATGACGGAAATCATTGGGCCTGCTGGCGACCTAGTTTCACGCGGCTTTTCTGGCGCGCGTGATGTGATCAAGGGAGTCGTGAACGGCGATGCAGCAACTGCAGGCAGGGGAGTGCTGGAATGGGCGCCCACTGCGGTGCGTAATCTGGCAAAGGGTCTGGACATGGTGGCCACAGGCATGTACCGCGATACCAAGGGCTACAAGGTGATCGACACGACCCTGGCCGAAGCCGCAGCGAAAGCGATCGGTTTCCAGCCCAAGAGCGTGGCCGAGGTGCAGGAGGCCAATAGCTTCATGCAGCGCAGCAAGTCGTTCTATACCCAGACCAGCAGCGAAATCAAAGCGCAATGGGCTGACGCGCTATTCCGCAAGGACGATGCCGCCGTTCAACGGGTGCGCGAGCGCCTGGCGGACTGGAACCGCGACAACCCCGAGCAACCCATCGTGGTCAAGATGCCCGATGTGTGGAAGCGCGTGCGGGAGATGGGCAAGGACCGCAGCGACCGCATTGCCGAGACCGCGCCCAAGGCGCTGCGACAGCAGATGCACGAGCAGGTGCGGTCGTTGGGGTAGCACCGCTGGAATACGTATCCATGGCAGTTAAGGGTTGCCACATCGCTGCCCGTTCTGGTGAGGCTCTAGTGGTAGGTTAACGTACAACGATTGACAGAGTGGTGCCTGGCGGCACTGAAACGGTCTCTGTGTATGTTCCATATACTGCAGGTCGAACAACGGGGAAGCTGCCTAGCGGCACCAGTTCTGCTGGGACAGAGGTCGGCAGCACTCGATCCAAGATGTACGCAGGGCCATCAATAGCATACAGTGTGATGCCATTTTCTGTTCGCGGAGGCATGCCAAATCCAGCTGGGGAGCCGCTTGCGGGCAGAAGTGCAGCATTGAGCGCGGCGCGGCGAATGGCTTCCACTGTCCCAGGGCCTCCGGCATCTCGAATGGCTTTATCCAGAATCACGAACCCGTCGACTGAATTGTTGCCACGTAGAAGGTTTTGGTAGAAGCCTATTCCATAGTGGCGCAATAAGTACGCTCCGAAGCTGCCTCCAATGCTGTAGCCGAAACAATTGGAGCTAGGGTCGAAATCCCAGTCAATCAAATTGCAATTGAAGCCGGATTGGTTCAAGTAGTCGGGGAAGCGACCATCGCGGATTGGACTATATCCAGGTGTGAGTATGTCGGAGAGCACGTCCTCGAGCATCAGCGCCGAAGTCTCTTCAAGCCATGTTTCGAAGGTGTTATCAAGCAACACGCCGCGCTGATAGAAGTTCACCATATGCATGAATTCATGTGCCAGTGTGTTGTACTGGGTGTTCAAGCCGATGTCCCCTGGAGTGCGGTAAATGGTTTCCGTGTCCAAATAGACCGATAGCGACTCGTTGCTTTCCGGAGTGCTCGGGGTGACTTTGAAATTGTTGTATGACCAGAAGTAGCCCATCAATCCATATGGCTGCTGATCTCGATCAAAGTTGACTAACACAATGTCCAGCGGTTGTTCTGTCTGGATCAGGTCGTCGAACTCGTGGGCACCCCAAGGCTGGCCCACCATCGCAGTAGCACGGTGGTACACAGCATTGGAGTTTGTGAAGAAGCGGGACATTATTCCGTCGAGTACTGCAGCAGAGATCTTGTTGTCCCCCGCTTCGCCATCCTCCAGCCAGATATTGACGGTCATGCCATCGCGTGTAGCACTGCGCACCAAAGTGGCTTGACGAGTTTCCATGGCCTCCACATGCACGTACCACTGGCGGGAAGCGCCAATGGATGGAGGGATCGCACGTTGCAGCGCTCGGCGCGATGGCGCGAAGCTGCTTTTTCTCAGCAAGGCAGGAGCACCGACGCGGTTGAATTCGCTGATTTCCGATGGAACGGGTCTTATGCCTTGGGAAGTCCTTGTCTGCTGCATGGAGCGAAGAACTGACGATCTCGGAACACTTGGTGTCAGTGTGATTGGCGTCATGGGCTGTGATGTGAGCGTGGTATTGGTAAACACCAATGTCACGTCCTGACCGCTGAGCCCCCTGATGGATAGTGGTACGGCGACTGCCTTGTTGCTGCTGTTGGACACCTTCCAAATGCCAACCCCGCCGCCTGCGTACGTGTCATTGGCCAGCGATCCACAGTTGGGCCCAAGGCAGTCGGCCTTAAGGCCTCCCAACGGCAACGTCGAGATGGGGGGGACTTCTGGAGGGGTGGTAGGCGGCTTAACCTCCGGTGGGGTGGGCGAAACTTCCGGAGGGGTGGATGGCAACTCTGTACTTGGTTTGTCGACAGCGGCAGTTGGGCTGTCGCCGCCACAAGCCACGAGAATCAAAGCCCAGAGCACCACGCAGGCCAGTCTGCATCCGTTGACAGCTTGATGACGAGAATCAGGACTGATCCGCATGGGTTCCCTCACGATCGTAAGTATTTGTTCGGCGATTATCTGGACTTCGCAACTCAACGCAATACGCGGATAACCAAATCTTTACGCTTCAGTTGAGTGTCAGCGCTCTGATGATTCGTACGGGGGATTCCTCATTCTTCTGGGCTACTGCTGGTCACCCCTCTAGGGTTCGCCAGCGAGCCCTGATTCTTGGACATTGGCTGCAATCTCTGGAGAGCAGCCATGTCCAACACCGCATACCCCAAGGGTGCCGAGAAGATTCTTTCGGGCGCCATCAACTTTGCCGCAGCCACCATCAAGGTGGCACTGGTATCTGACGCCTATACCTACAGCGCGGCGCATGAGTTTCTGTCGGCCGTCACCCGTGTCGGTACCGATCAGACGCTGACGAGCAAGAGCGTGACCGGTGGCGTGTTCGACGCAGCCCCCGCTGAATTTGGCATTCTTGCTCCCGGCAGCAAGATCAAGGCTGTGGTGCTCTATATGGACACCGGTAGCCCTTCGACTTCGCCGCTGCTGTTCTATATGGATTCGGTGCAAGGCCTGCCCATGGATACCAATGGTGGCGAGGTGCGCGTGCCCTGGGATACCGGCCCCAACAAGATCGCGGCCGTGGGTCTGCCGTTCTATCCCAAGGCCGCTGAGCGTTTGCTCTCAGCCGAGCTACCCTTGACCGGCGCGACGCTCAAGGCCGTGATGCTGCCCGGCAGCTATGTCTATGACGCGGCCCATGAGTTTCTGCCTGACCTGGGCGCGGTGGTGGGCGCGGCTGTTACCTTGACGGGCGTCACGGTGGCGGGCGGCGTGCTGGACGCCAACGATGTGGACTTTGGCGCGGTCGCAGCAGGTTCTACGGCGTCTTACATCGCCCTCTACGCCGACACAGGCACGGCTGCCACTTCCCCGGTGGTGCTGTATTTGCCCAGCGTGGTGGGCTTTCCCATGACGACCAACGGCAGCGGCGTGGTGGTGCAGTGGTCGAACGCGGCCGCCAAGATCGTCAGCCTGCTGGGCACGGCGTAAGGGGGAGGGGAGCGCCATGGCCCGCAAGATGCTTTTTAGCAATAGCGCTGAAGCTGCGCTGCAGACCCCGTTGCTGGACACCCCTCCACCGTACTACACACTCTTGCCGGATGGCAGTCAGTATGAAGATCTGCCGGAGTCCTGGGTTCCTGGTGATGGCAGTTACTACGTATTTGAGGTGAGTGATCCAGCGCATGCGGACCTGTTTGTAGAAGGTACTGGTCAGCTGGATCGCGCCCAGCCCGTCACGCTCACCCATGACAGCATGCCCGGTGTGTTTGAAATCGTGCATGTATACACCCGCTTTACCAATATCTTTGAGGTGTTTCGCGCCCAAGAAGGGACCTTGGCCAAGGCGTGGCCTGTTGGCACCAAGGTCAGCGCCAATGTGACTGCCGGCATGCTGGAGTCGTTCTTGCAGGACGATGGCACGGTGGCGCGCATTGGTGGCGAGAACCAGTCGGTATTGCTCGGTGCTGCGGTCGAGGCAGGCGAGAAGCGCCCCGCTGGAACCAACAGTTTTGTGTTCAGGTCACGTTCGCTCGTCGATTGGGCGGTGCAGCTCGGCGCCTACCCCGTGCTGCAGCCCTTGCCAGCCCAGCGCCCAAAAGACAGAGAGTACAGCGGTAACCATTACCGGATCTGGCAGGACCTGGCGCTGGCGCATGAGAGTACCGGAGGCTTTTGGCCGGCAGACATTGGGGCGCCCAAGGCTTGGGCTGCTGGTAGCTACAACAACTTCAAGCAAGGCGCGGTGTTCACGCCTTCCACGCCCAACGGCTATCAATACTGGGCCGATGTGGTGGTCGAGAAAGCGATTGATTCCCTGACCTTCAGCGAAGAACCCGCATTGATCCCCGGCGAAATTTTGTCGGTGCTTGATACCGAGGACAACTCGCTGCGCGGGAACCTGGTGCCGCAGGTCATGCCGGTGGTGCAGAGCACCAACTTTCGCCACCCTCTGATGGTGACCGAGGTGGGCTTTATGGGGCGCGCGAGCACGGATGTGACGCAGATGCCCGTGGTTTCCCTTGGCACCGAGGCCGATCCCACCCGCTTTGCCAATGCCGTGAGCCTGGATTCGCTGGTGGCCAGCGGGAACTTGAGCGTCCATCGCATCCCGATTGCCGCCGGTGGCGCGCTGGTCGAAGACATTAAAGTCACGGTCACTCAAGCCGGCGTCGGTGGCCCCATCCCTGGACGCTTCTATTGGCGCGGTGTCTTTATGGTGGATGGCGGTTCATGAGTTATCCGCTCATCAATGGCGCTTCCATCAATAGCTCGGGGGGCTCGTCCGAAGCACCGCTGGTACCTACGCGCGGCATTCCCATGGCGCTCAGCGGCACGCAAACCTCTGTGCGGGTGTTGCTGGCGCCATCGGCCGACGCGCTGGCGCTGGGCGCACACAGGATTCAGCAGCCGATTCGCCCACCTTCGCTGACGCTGGCGCAGGCCGGCGTGCCAACTGCCAAGTTCCAGGCCACGCTATACCCAGCACCGCTGCCCATGGCCGTTGAAGGGCAAGCCCGCCTGGTGCTGACGGTTTTCCCCGAGCCTGCCGACGCGCTGGCGCTGGGCGCTGCCAAGGTCAAGACCGGCACCGATGTGGAGCTCAAGCCCTGGGGCCTGGGCATGTGCGTGGCGGGCCAGGCGACCGCGACTCAGGCCCAGCCGCAACCTTCGGTGACCTACCAGGTGCCGGCGGCGCGCGCGATGCGCTTTGGCGCGGCGGCTATCGAGCTGCCGTCCATCGTGGTGAAGCCACAAAGCGCGGATGCATTGCGCATGGGCAGCGCGCGGATGGTGCAGGTAGCCAAGGCTGCACCCAGCCAAGCCATGGCCTTGGGCCAGCCGCGCACGGTACAGGTCGTCAAGCCGGCCAGTGGGCATGCTCTGACTCTGGGGCGGGCGGGGATTCACACAGGCCTGCGGCCGGCAGGCATCCCTCTGGCCGTGGGTGGCGTGCCTTCCGTCAGGCTGGCGCAGAGGGTGGTGCAGGTCGAGTCGGCTGATTCCCTGCAGTTGGGCCATCCCGGCCCGCTGACCTACGCCTTCCATGTTCGCCAGAGCTTTGCCCTGGAGCTGGGCAGCCCGACCGTTGCAAGGACGAATCAATGCTGACCTTCAAGAGCTTTACCGGTATCAACAATGTGCAGGCCGAGCATCGTCTGAAGGCTTCGGACTTGCTGGCCGCCAAGGATGTGGACATTGGCCTGGATGGCGAGGTATCGCGCCGCGGTGGCTACCAGCGCCTGTCTGAGGTCTGCCATAAGAACCTCTGGCAAGGGGCTGGGTTTCAGCTGGCGACGACCGAGGGGGCACTGGTTTCGATTGCTGCGCACGGACTTACCACGGTGCTATGGCCCAACATTGGCCCCGAGCGGGTCTGGTACTGCAATCTGCCTGACGGGCGCACGCTGTTTTCGACGGGGCTGCAGCGCGGCATCACGGACGGGCTGACGGCCCAGATGCTCGCGGTGCCCGAGCCGGACATCCTGGGATCGCTGGATTTTGCCTTTGGCGAGTTGGAGCCGGGGCAGTACCGCTACGGCCTGAGCCATGTGCGCCTAAGCGACCGCGCCGAGGGGCCGGTGCGGGTGTCCGAGCCGGTATCGGTGCTGCAAGGCGGCCTGCGCCTGGATGGGCTGCCGCAGCTGCCTGGGTATGCCCTGAATGTCTACCTGAGCGGGCGCGATGGCGAGGGCATGTTCTTTGCCGGTACTGCGGTGGAGCGCAGCTTTGAATTCGGCGGGCGCAATAGTGCGCTGGTGCTGCCGGCCCGCACGCTGGGAGCCCAGGTGCTGCCAGATGGCACGCTGATGGCGTTCTGGCGCGGCCGTGTGCTTGTGGCCCAGGGCAAGGTGCTGTGGGCCAGCCGACCCGCCGTGCCGCATCTGAGCGACTGGCGCGACTTCAAGCCCATGACGGCAGAGATTACGGCCTTGGTGCCCGTGGATACGGGCATCTATGTGGGCACGACCCAGGATCTGATTTTCCTGGGCGGGGAAACCTTTGACGGCCTGATCTATACCGCGACCAAGCGCGGCCCGGTTGTGCTGGGCTCAGGAATAGAGGCACCGGGCCATCGGCTGGCGCTGGGCGACGGCACCGGGGCGGGCGCGGCCATGTTGTGCATTGCCGGCGGCGAGGTGGTGGCCGGCTTTGACGGTGGACAGACCACCAGCCTGACGGCCAACCGGTTCAAGACTCCAGCCAAGGAGGTAAGCGCGGCCTTCCGCGAGGTGAATGGCATTCCTCAGTACATGGCGGTGCCGCATGGCTGAGCTATTCAATCCCTTCAATCGCAGGGTGACGGGCGAGCCCTTCAACGGGCTTGCGCCGGTGCAGCTGCGTGTTGAGGAGGGCAGTGCTTCGCGCGACCAGGTGAGGGCGGTGCAGGATGCTTTCGCTCGCTTTGCACGGCGCGCGACGTTTGCGCATGTGCCCAATCCCACCGAAAGCGGCGTGCTGGGCGACGGCAGCCCGTATCGCATCACCACGGTGGGCAATACCACCATCGTGCAGCTGTGGCCCGAGCAGCCCGATCTGGAAAGCGGGGATCGAGGCGTGCTGGTTCGCACCGCAGCGCAGCTGTACCTGGTCGGCTACCACGCCGGCCGCTGGCGCTATCGCAAAGTGAACAGTGCATTTGGCGGCACGGGAGCCTGGGTCTCCAACCGCAGCGCGCGCTATTTCACGGACGCGACGAACCGAGGGGGCGACATTGAAGAAATGCCCAATCGCAAGCACCGACTGCGCGACTCCGTGGTGCCCCAGCCCAGAAGCGCGAGCAGCATTGCCCTGGGTATGGCCTACGGTGATGCCAATGGCGGCCTGGGTTTTATCGGCGTCCATGGTGTCTATGTCCAAGCGAAGCTGGACAAGCAGAGCGTGAGTGTGGCCGAGGCGCCGCTGGTGTCCGATGCGTCTTTTGTCATCAGCCCGGATGAAGTGTTTGCGGTACCCGAAGTCATTGCGACCTTCACGCCAGTGCTCCCTGCTGACACCGTGATTGCGGATGTGAACGGGGTAGCACGCGAGAGCCGGCTGCGCGGCGGTACCGGCGTGAGCGTGGGCGTGGTGAGCCCTAGTCAGAGCATTGGCCTGAAGGAATTGCCGACCCTGGCGCAGCGCAAGTGGATTGCCGAGCAGGCACTAACCCACGAGCTGAAGCTGCGCATCAATTCGGCTGGTGGCTATGAACTGGATACGGTGGCGGTCGGCTCGGCCAACATGACGGTGGTGATACCAGCGGGTGTGAGCTTTCCTCCCACTTCGCCGCAATGGCGTCAGAGCTCGCAAGGCTCCATGAGGTCGAGTCAATCCGGCTTGTTCGTGATTCCGTTCCGCGAGGGCGGCATCGCTCCGGCGCAGGTCAATTTCACGAGGCAGGTGGCCTGGGATTGGGTCTATCAGTATGAGTTCACCCGCAGCGCGCCGGTGCTGCTGGGCTATGGCTGGAATGATGACCGGCAAGTCTTCAGCCTGCAGTCGCAGGACAGCCAGCATGTGACCGTGCGCCTGGATCGCCCGGATGCAGACTCGCAGGCATTGGCGCGGGGAGACGGCATATATTTCTACCGCTATATCAACGTCGAGAACATCGAAGATCCGCCAGAAGGCGGCCGCGTCAGCCTCTTGTTTCAGCTACCCGAGGGAGAAGCTGGTGCCGCTGTATTGCAGGAGTGGCGTGACTTCATTGCCAGTGCAGCGATCAGCGAGGCGGCCGTCAAGACGCGTAGCGGCCAGCTGGTTTCCAAGAAGCTGCTGCAGACGCCCTGGGGGTCGATAGCCCTTCTGGATGTCGATGTGCAAGTGGTCACCGAATACAGCTACGAAGTGCGCCACAACAACGAGCTGTTGCAGCCGGAGCTGTTCACGATCCGTGCCGTCGAAGGCATCGCGGCGCGCAGGCAGTTGCTGTACATCGATCCCTTGCTGGAATTCGTGGCCTATCTGGAGGTGGTGACACAGGCCTTTGTGCCTGCTGGTGTCAATGACGCGAGCACGGTCACGACCAGCGGCACCAAGGCGGCCGTGGTGTTTGAGCGCAAGGGGCAGGTGTTCTTTCGCCAGTCGCTGGCCGGCGTTGCCGAGGCATCGGTGACCGGCGGCAAAGGCTCTTGGCTGGCTACCGAGGATCTGGAGCGATCCGTGCCGCCCGAATACCAGTCCATGACCGAGAAGGGCCAGCTTCCGGCGACGGGCCCCGAAGGCGAGCAGCTGATTGTGGGCTGCGATGTGCCTTATTACGTGCCCTCCTACGACGCGCCGCTGGAAGTCGTGACCACTGGCGCCACGCTCACGCCCCAGAACTACCCCATCCCCTGGCCCAGTTTGGAGGCCTTGCCATCGCTGGCGGTGCGCGCCGCCATCGACCCGGGGAGCTGGCAGGGCAGCAGTGCCGCTGGCGTTGTGGAGCTACTGCAGGAGGACAAAGTGGTTGCGGCCTGGGCACTTCCGCCCCGGGGTTCGCCCGTGCCGCTGGCGTCCATCGCCCCGATCAACCCGGCCCAGATGACCGGATTCATAGCCTCTGCCTAGAACCATGAACACCATTGTTTGCAACACCTTGAGCGGCGCCGTCACCGAGTACACGCGCCATGATTTTGATAGCGTCACGACCACGCACTGCGCGGGTGTGGACGGGCTGTTTGCCTTTGGCGGCGATAATGATGCAGGTCTGCCGATCACGACCGAGCTGCGCCTGCCGGCCACGCTGCGAGAGAACACCCTGAAGCAGCAGATTGCCATGGTCTATCTGTCCATGCGCGGCCAGGGCGAGGCGCGGTTTACGGTATTTGGCCCGAAAGATCAGGCTTGGGGCTACACCTTTCCACTGCGCGAGAGCGACCAGACGCGCTGCCCGGTGGGCAAGGGCATCCGCGAGAACTATCTGGGCTTCGGCCTGAGCACCCCAGACGGCCAGGCCTTCACGCTGGACCGCGTGGAGGTGATGAGCGTGAAGTCCAAAACACGGAGAGTTTGAGATGGCAGAGTTTGATTTCAACGGCCCGGCCGAAATTGTTCAGGACAAGTACCAGCGCTCGATTGCACTGGCCGACCAGGCTCTGCGCGAGTCCAAGTCCATGCAGGACGCTTTCAACAACCTGGTGCTGCCCACCCCCACCATCAGCGTGCGCTGGGGCACGATTGCGGCACCATCTTTGCCCGAAGTGCCGGACCTGCCCACGATGCCGCAGGTGGGCTTTGCGGTGCCGGGCGATATGCCTGGCCAGCTGGATCTGGCCAGCCTGCCCGATGTGGAGGTGCCCGGCTTTGATCTGCAGCCGCCGGCCATGGACTTTGGCGCCGCTCCCGAGCTGGTGATCGGCCAGGCGCCGGTCTTGCCCCAGATGCGCGAGGTGGCGATTCCCGATGCCCCCGATGTGAGCCTGCCCGATGCGCCGGAGTTTCTGGCGCTGACCACGCACCAGTTTGGCGGGGTGAACCTGCACGAGGACTGGCTGGCCAAACTGGACGACATGCCCGAGCTGCAGCTGCTGGAGCCTGCGCCATTCGAGTTCAAGCGTGCGCCAGGCTATGCCTCGCAGTTGCTGAGTAATCTGCAGGCCGTAATCAGCGCCCGCATTCAGGGCGGCACCGGGCTGAAGCCCGAAGCAGAGCAGGCCATCTGGGATCGATCGCGCGACCGCGAAACCCAGGTGGCGCTGGCGCGTGAGCAGGAGGTGATGCGCGCGGCCGAGGCGCTGGGCTTTCCGCTGCCGTCCGGCGTGCTGGTCGGCCAACTGGCCGATGCCCGGCGCGAGTTCCACGACAAGCTCTCGGGCCTGTCGCGCGATATTGCCATCAAGCAGGCCGAGCTTGAGCAGAGCAACGTCAAGGATGCAATCACCCAGGGGCTGGCGCTGGAAGGGCAGTTGATGGACCAGGCCATGCAGCTCGATCGCCTGTCGTTTGAGGCGGCCAAGGCGACGGCCGACCATGGCATTGCGACCCATAACGCGGCGCTCGAGCGCTTCAAGGCACTGCTGGATGGCTACCGCGCCTATGCCATGGCCTATGAAACTGTCATCAAGGCCGAGATGAACAAGGTGGAGGTCTACAAGGCCATGCTGCAGGCCGAGCAGACCAAGGCCGAGATCAATCAGTCGCTGGTGGCGCGCTACAAGGCCGAGATTGATGGGCGCATGGCGGCCGTGGAGATTTACAAGACCCGCGTGCAGGCCGCCCAGACGCTGGTGAGCCTGGAGCAGACCCGGATTCAGGCCGGTGGCGAGGCAATCCGCGCCTTTGTGGCAACCCTCAATGCCGAGACTTCCAAGGTGGAGCTGTACAAGGCGCGCGCCCAGGGCGAGGCCATCAAACAGGATGCCTACCGATCCCAGGTACAGGCGTATAGCGCCTTTGCCAGCGCTCAGGCCGAGCGTGCCCGGGTGGCGATTGCCCAGGCCCAGGTCAAGATTGCCGCGAAGGGCCTGGAGTGGGATGGCTGGAAGGCGCGCCTGTCGGCTGAAGTAGCCAAGATGGACGCCGCGGCCAAGCAGTCGGCCATTCTGGTGGATGGCTACAAGGTGAGCGCCAATGCCATCGAGGCGACGGCCGCGAACTATACGCGCCGCTGGGAGGCTGACATCAAGCAGTACGAGGCCGGCAGCAACATCAGCCTGCAGACGGCCAAGCTCAATGCCGATGTGGCCATCCAGAGCAATGCCGTGCGGCTGGAGGCGGCCAAGATTGGCCTCACGACTTCAGCGCAGCGCGTGGCCAGCGCCTGGAGCATGGTGTCTGCGTCGGCGGACATTCGCGGTGGGGTTAGCTGGAACTACAGCGGATCGCTGGATCAGTAAGAAGGGCCTGGTGACGAATCAATCCAGGTTGAAGCTCTGGTAGGTCTGGTGAATTTCCTCCGCGATAGTTTTATCGAAACTCAAAGTGTTCTCTGTGCAGTTGCCAGGAATCCGCTGGTAGCGATTGCTTGAGGGTCAGCTCTAATTGCTTGCCCATGGCAGCGGGACCACAAAACCACACCCGCAGCGGCTTATTGGTTTGATAACGTTGAAGCACCTCTTTGGGCGACCAGCGACGGCCATCAGCAAAGATATCCAGATGCACATCGGGATGAAGCGTCGCAGCCTCTTCCAGAGCTTGGGCAAGAGGATCGGCTGCATGCTGGCAGGCGTATTGCAGCCAGGCCTGAGGGGCATGACCGTCATGGTGTAGTTGGCCTAGCCACGATAGAAAGGGGGTTGCGCCAACGCCGGCGCCAACCCATACGTGCACGGCACCATCATCGTGATCCGGAGGCACAAAGCGGCCATAAGGACCGTCCAGCTCCACAACGATGCCGGGCTGCAGACGCTCGGGCAGGCTGCGAGTCCAGTCGCCCAGTTGTTTGATGTGAAAGCGCACGACATGATCTTGCTGGTCCGCATCGGACAGCGTGAACGGGTGCGCCTCTTGCTCCCCCGCTAGGCGCAAAAAGGCGAATTGCCCCGCAGCATGGCCTGGCCAGGAATCATCCATACGGCATTGCACCTCCAGCACATCGCCGAGCTGTGTGCATGACAGTACGGTGCCCGCATGGGGATAGCGCGATCGCAGGTCACGCACCAGTTGCATCACGGCGGCAACGACGCCGAGGGCCATTGTCAACGCCAGCAGCCAGCCGCCCACTCCGCTCCAATAGCCAGGAGGAGTCAGCACAATGCCATGAAACACCAGTATCAAATACGCCAGAGGCATGAATCGATGAAACCAGTACCAGCGCTTGTATGGAACTGCGCGACGAGCCAGCGTAATGACCAGCATCAGGATCAATGCATAGAAGGTCCATTCGCCCAAGGTTTTGGCATAGGGCTTTAGGAGGCTGACCCACTCGGGCACGGGTACTTTGGCCAGCCTGCCAGTGCTACCAATAGCCGTCGCGATAAGGGGCTTGGACTGCTTGGCCAGCCAGTGCGCCAAGCTCAACGTAATGGCAATGATGCCCAGCCATTTGTGCAAACGGTATGCCTTATCCATGCCGCCCAAAGGCGACTCCACCCACCGAGGGCGCAAGGCCAAAACCATGATGGCAGTCATGGCCCCCAAAGCCAGAATACCGGTGAGCAGCATGCCTTCTTGCCGCATCACCCACAGCAGGTCACCAGGTGGCGATGGTGAGAGCCAAAAAGCCTCCACTGCCCAAATCACAAAGAAAGAAGCGAGGACAAGAAGAATGGAACGGCGCAAGGCAGCACTCCGGTTGGCTCGATGGCCGGCAGAACCAGAGTGCAGAAACAGATGCACGCAATAGCTCTGGTTCGTTCACCGCAGGCGGCTCCAGCACATTCGAGCTTGTTCAAGACTGATCAAGGTAAGGCTAGCATGTTGCTAGATAGACGTTCTACATTACCAACTGATTTGCCGCGCATTGTTGCGGTATGTCTAGAAACGATAAGGATTACTTCTGGCCCTAGATCGATATTCGTAGCACCCCTCTAGGGTTCGACCGCTGAGCCCGCTCCCGGAAAACTTCGGGGCATGAAAAAAGCTCTCGCATCAATGCTGGCGCTGCTGGGCATTCACCAGCATCTGAGTGCCGAGCAAAAACAAGACATAGCCATTGCGGCCGTGCAGACCACGCCCGGAGCCGCATCAGCCGGCGCAGCGCGACTGGGCGGGCTTCCTCTCAGTGATTGGGCCGTGGTGGCAACCATCGCTTTTGTGGCGCTGCAGGCGGCCTATCTGATTTGGAAATGGCGCCGTGACTATGTGCATGAGCAGGCGCGCCAGGAGCTGCGCGATAAGGCCAAGGCTGCCGTAGGGGGCACGCCATGAGCAAGATTCCAGCGCAATTGCGCGCCAGCATTTGTGCCTTGCTGGTGTTGAGCGGCTTGGGCGGCGGCAGCTATTACGTTGACCAGGCCGCGACGGCTGAGGCACAGCAGAATCAATACATCCAGACCGTGGCGGCCGACCTCGACATGCCGGATGGCATGCGCATTGCCATGGTCATGGCCGCGTTCTATGAATCCAGCAATCGCCACATCGGCACGCCCTACGTGGACAAGCTGGGTAAGGGGCAGCCGCTGACGGTCTGCAATGGATTGACCGGCAAGGATGTGATCGCCGGCAAGTGGTACAGCCTTGCCGATTGTTTCCGCCTGGAGAAACAGCGCTATGTGCAGTATGAGCAGATCGCCAAGCGCTCACTGACTTACTGGGGCAGCTACAACCCATTTCAGCAGGCTACGTTCTACGACTTCCTGCACAACAAGGGCGATGGGAATTTCCAGACCAGCACCATGAGGCGCGATGCGAACGCGGGCAACTGGGTCAAGGCCTGCCGTGAAAACGTCCGCTGGAACAAGGGTACGGTCAATGGCTTGTCCGTGGTGCTGCCCGGTTTGAAGATCCGCGGGGATGCGAATGCCGAGCTCTGCGAGTGGGGGCTGTCATGGCGCGGCTGACCCTCTACACATCCCTGGCGGCCGCGGCTGCCGGCGCGACGCTGGCGTGGTCTTTCCAGGCTGCGCGCCTGGGAGCGGAGCTGGCCGACGAGCGTCTGCAGGCCAGCCAGTACCGCGAGCAGATCGCTGATGAACGCACGTCCGCGGGCCGGCGCGTGCTGGCCGTGGAACGCACGGTCAACGACAAATACCAAGGAGCCCTGAATGACGCCATCCAGAAGCAGGCCGGCTTGCAGGCTGCTGCAGATCGCGCTCGCCGTGAGCGTGACGGCCTGCACAAGCAACTGTCCGAAGCCGAGCAGCGACTTGCCGACGCTTCCCCCGCCGCCCTCATCGAGTACGCCCGAGCCCTCAGCCGCGTATTCGGACAGTGCAGCCAGCGATACACGGAGCTGGCAATCCGAGCTGATGGCCACGCAGCTGATGCAGCAACCTGCCGCGCAGCCTGGCCAGTGATTCCTCAAACCAAGGAAACCCAATGAGCAAAATTGCGATCACGGAGCAGATGGTCGGCCGCTTCCTGTCCTGGCCACTGCCGGCTGACTTTGCGCCTGACTGTGGCATTACCTTCACCCGCCCGGCACACGCTGGCATGAGCCCCACTGGCACGAACCTGCTGCACTTCGGCCAGGCCAAGGCGATGCTGGAGCACTGCATCAACGGTGGCACTGCCAGCGCCGGCGCGCTACCGCCTCACCAGCAACGCGTGCTGGATGAAAAGCAGGAGCTGGACATTCGTATCACCAAGCTGGATGAGTTCATCCTGCGCAATGCCTTGTTCCGCCAGCTGGACCCCGATGAGCAGGCCCGCATGCGCCGCCAGCTCGATGTGATGCGCGAGCTGTCTGTGATCCTGGGCGAGCGCATCTCTGCTTTCTAAGCCTTCCGGCCCGCACCGGCCGGCTGCCGGAATCTGGAGTAACCATGCAATTCATCAAGAAGCACGCGACAGCCATCCTCTATGTGGTCATCGCCTTGCTCCTGGCCGTGTTCGGCTACCGTCTTTGCAGCGATTCCGCCCTGGTGATCGACATCATGCTGTTCGCGCTGTTCAGCTCCGCGCTGCTGGCGCTGCCCATCGTGGAAGTGGCCGACAAGATCCTGAAGAAGCTCAAGGAGCTGGAACCCAAGACGGGTGGCACACTAGGGTCGAACGTGGTCGGGGTGCAGCGCGATCACCGCAACGACCTGGAGTATTCCCTTGTGCATGCGCTGGCGCCTCATTTGGTGCACACCAAGAGCGCGACAGAACTGGGGGCATTTATCCGGGATGTGGTCAACTCAATTCAGGGTCGCGGATCTCAGACGCTTACAGCGGTCTGCACCTGTGGCCCGAATGCCGGCTGCACCAATTGCCCTGCTGGTGGCGGTCAGAGTCTGCAGGCCGCCCAGGATGGCCTGTCGCAGTCAGCTACAAGGACCGCAGAGGCTTGGGCTAAAAGTCTGAATCTGCCCTCATGAACTCGCTGCTTCCTCAATAGCCTTCCACCAAAGGCATTTCCGTCCCATCGACCGCAATCATCACGCCCGTGGTGTTGGGGGGCTGCGGCTTCAATTGGGATGCCTCACTGGACTTACCTTGCAAAGGCATGGCCTGTTAGTGAAGAGCTGGCCGCCGCCGCGCTATGCCATGGCGTGGAGCGGGTGGAGGATTTGACGGAAGAGCTGGTGCGCCGCTATGTGCAGCGGCTGGGTGGGCTCAATGTCTATGTGCGCAATGAGCGGGAGCGGGAGCGGGAGCGGGAGCGTGTGGCTCAAGAGATTCGCGCCAGCTTTGATAGGTGTAATGCGCGGGAGCTGGCTTGCCGGTTTGGGCTGAGTGTGAGACAGGTGCAGCGGTTGCTTTCTAGCACAGAGGTTGGCTCTAAGCCTATTGCACCTTGTTCTGTGCCACCGAAATCTCGTAGTCTCACTTAGAGCTGTCTCCTGTTGTCGATACTTATAATCATCCAGCTATGCAAAGCCCTGAAAAAATCCGTCAAATGCTCCGCTCGTGGGTCGTCAATGCCAAAGATCCTGGGCCTGCGGATGTATTGGTTGATGAGCTGTGCATCATCGACAAGACCTGCCGGGCCGATTTAGTGCATGCAAACGGAAAGTTGACGGGTTTTGAAGTTAAGTCCGAAGCTGATACGTTGACTCGCTGGCCGCACCAGATGGATGCTTACCTGCGAGTTTTTGATGAAGTGTGGCTTTGCTGCCACCGTAAGCATGCCGTTCGAGCTCTGTCGGAGTCCATTCCTGCTGTCGGAATTCTCATTGTTGATGAGTACGGTGCGTTGGCTGTTTTGCGACCTGCTCAACAGAACAAGTCTGTTAATTCGTATGATCTAACTGGTTTGCTGTGGAGAAAAGAGCTCGATGAATTGTGCAAAGAGCAAGGGCTTTCTGTTACAAGAAAAGAGTTGATTAAAGAAGTTCGACACCGAGTTTCAAATTCGGTGTCGGTCGATTTGTTGAAGGCTTATGTGCTAAAGGCGATTAAAGAAAGATACTCTGTATCTTAGAACTCGTCTTCATCCTCATCTGCTTGTCCACTTCCTTGTGAACCAGAAGAGCTAGCTACAATTTTGCTGAAGTTCTCAAGAATGGCGCAAATATGCTGGTTTACTTTGTAACCATTCCAGCTACCGTTGCTACCATATCTTTCTCCTTGTATTGCTGGTAGTTTTGCGATTCTAGATATTTCCTTAGTAGCCCAGCAGAAGTTATCTCCGTGATATCCGGGAAGGCTGATGATATCTTTGGCTAAGTCAACATATTTTGAAAATTCTTTGTCTTTACCTTTGCGGCCTTGCCACCAATCGTAAGTCTCCAAATAATTTGCAAAAGGTATGACAGCCATCCCCGGAATATATTCCACAATGGAGTCCGGGTTTGTGGCTGCATAATCGCCATAGATAATGTTATCTTTTTTCTCTGCTCTTATAAGGGGGATTTGCCAAATTAGGTCATTGCATGGCATGTATCTAGTTGTCCCTGATGGTGGTTTATCTTCCGGGAAAGATGAACTGAGCAGGATTATTTTTCGCACACCATAATTTTTCATCAATTCATTTACAATTGCAGATGCATTTGATGGTGTTGTTGTTAGTTTTAATTGTTTCCCATAGTCAATGATTACGTCAAATTTTTTTGGATTTTGTACTGAGTTTAATATGTTTCTAACGATGTTGATTTCGTTATCGCCGTCAGCTGCAGCATCAAATCTTATTGCGATGCACTCGTAAGATTTCTCTAGATTTAATGCGAACTGTACTATTTCTCTTGCTGGGTCATTTGCTTTCCAGCCGACTGTTGGTATCAATGAGTTATTTATTGATTTACAGCTTTGATAAAAATCGAATTTATTTTTGTAAAAATTGCTTGGATCGTTAACTTGGCTTGAGACCAAGAATGGGTCATCTTCGTCGATTTTATATCTGGATGTGTCTAGATAAAAATTGGTAGGTCCCCACGTTTGAAGAAAATTATCTATATATTTTCTGTCGATGCCTCGCATCATCAAAATAGGGGCGAATCTATCCCTTCTGAAACTTTCTAAATTAACAAGAGCTTTAATATCATTCTGACCAACCTTCAGTGCTGCTGCGTACTCCATTGGATCCTCTTGTGAATTAACCAAAATTGGTTAATTACATTTTGTATCTTTTTGTTATTTTATTTGCATTACCCAGCGATTAGGTGCGAAATTCCCTTGACAAGGATTTTCGGATGAATAAACGAATTGCAGCTGTAGTTTGTTTTGAAGTAGAATTTGAGCGTCACGCCCGTAAGCGTGATCTGGGCTTGGCAGCCCGGAAACAACAGGCGCAGCGGCCGCGCCATACAAAGATGGTCAGCGGCTTTTTGCTTTCTAGAGCATGTCTGCGTGCACATGGCTCCGCTTTACGGTGGGCCGTGTGGGGACACCCGCGAGGGTGTGCCGGTGCCTGTTGCCGGTCTGCCAACCCTGCACGGTCCACCACCTTCTCTTGGCAGGGGAGGTGATGGCTCAAAGTCCATCAACAGGAGCCTCACCATGGCTGACATCTCTACCGGTTCTTCTGCATCCGTCGTCGCTGCTCGTCCTGAGCTTTCCATTCACGACGGCACTGTCACCACTACAAGTCTTCAGGTCGCTCAGTTCTTTGGCAAACGTCATCGTGATGTGATGCGCGCCATCCGGAGCTTGACTGCAGAGATGCCAGAAGACCATGCGCGCAATTTTGCGCGCATGGTTCATTTCGTTGAAATCGGCAGCGGTGCATCACGCGAGGAAAGTGCCTACCGCATGACCCGCGAAGGCTTCATGTTGCTGGCCATGGGCTTTACCGGCAAAGAGGCGCTTGGCCTATATCGCCGCCTTCAACCGCATGGAAGCCGAGCTGCAGAAGCCCGCGCAAGACCCGCAGCGCATCCAGCTCGCCCAGCGACTGGCCACTCAGGCGGCAGCCCAGGTCACGCAGGCCGTGTTCGACGCCGTGATGGCTGCAGACAGCACCGACTGGCGCCACGCCCGCTATCTGCTCAACCTGGGCTACGATCGCGAAGGCCAGCCCAGCGTGCCCCATGCCCAGCCCATTGGTGACGACCAGATGATCGTCTCCTTCAACGCGCTGCCCGAGCGCATTGCCAGCGGCGAGATCCTCTCAGCCACCGACGCCCAGCTCGCCACCCTGGCCACCGCTTGCACCCAGCGCCTTACCCAACGCGCCCAGCATCGCGAAAAGCAGGCCGCCAAGCCCGGCCTTCCCACCTCGCAAGCCGCGCCCGACCTGCTGATGATGACCTTCAAGTAAGCAAATTTGATAGCTTCTAGCGCTTGATGGATAAGCGCTAGAGGCTGATTCGGCTTGAAGTTTTTGTCACTATGACAAAAAGCCCCTGCTGGCGTTGGCTGGCAGGGGCTTTGTTTTTGTTCGGGGGTTACTGCAGGCGTTGCAAGGTTTCTTTCAAGATCACGTGGCGTATCGCTAGCAGCAGGCGCCACTCGCCGCCCTGGTATTGCGCTGCTTTGCCAGGGTCTGGGCTGGCTGCGATTTGGGCGGGGTAGCTGGCTTCTATTTCGGCAAGCAACTGGTCTGCCTGTTCGGGCAGTGTTTTGCGCATTTTCTCCAGCTCGCGCAGGGCGGTAGATTGACTCAGGCCCAGCGCTTTACCTGCTTGAAGCATGGTGGCACGGTTGATCTGGTCAAATCTTGTGGCTTCACCCAGGCTAAGAGCTAGCTGCGTTGCTGGCCATACAGGGTTGTCGTTGAAAGCCTTTGTGTCATACACGGCAGTACAAAGTAGATCGTAGGCAGGGGCCAGTCGGATGCCTTCGTGGCTGATGTGGAATGAGATGTTCTTGAGGTGGTTGTCTGCGTTGCCGATCAGGTAGTTGAACACCAGCCAGCGGTACAGTTGCAAGCGTGTCAGCGCCTTGGCGCTGCATTGCTCAATGGCCTGTGTCAAGGTGCCCAGTGTGGCTTGCTCGTATTTGAAAGCGCGTGATTTGCCCAGTAGTTGGCAGGTATCAATGATGTGCAGGCGCTGTGTGCTGCCGTCTGGTGCTGGGCTGCGGTCAAAGCGATTAATAAGGTAAACGGGCTCTGGCGCATAGAGGTGGTGTACGGCGGGTACGTTCAAGCCCACTGCAGCGGCCAGCCGCATGCTGAAGTATTCGTTGATGACGGAGTGCGGGTAGTCCGTCGATTGGCTGTCGGGCTTGAGGATGTGGGTGGACGGGGTGCCGGTCAGTGGCTCAAATAGCTCGCCCTCTCGGTAGATCACCACCATCTTGTGCTGCGCACCTGCCAAAGACATGCGCTTGGGGGCGTTGTGCGTCAGTGTGGCACGGGGCAGGTTGCGAATGCGCGCATCCAGCTCTGGCAGGGGCAGCGCAATCAGGCCGGTTGCCGCTGCAGGTGCATTTGGCAAAGCAAGAACCAGTGAGCCTGCTGATTCCGCCCCAAAGTAGGTGAGCAGCCCAAAGGCATCGGCTTCGTCAATCTGGGCTTCTTTGGCTAAAACGCTGCGCAGGTTTTCTTCGGGCAGCAGGTTGTCAAAGTACCACTGCACGGGGCGCTGGGTTGAGCCATCGATATATTCATTTTCAGACAGCGGTAGCCCGGGAGCCATCGCAAATGCTTGGGAGTTTGCTATCCATTCAGGTCTATAAGCAAAGCGCCAGATATCGTCTTGTGCACTGAGGGTGCCGACAATCTGGTCATTGATGCGCACCTGTAGTTGACGTGCAGTGCTCATGACTGGGTCTGCTTGTTATTGCTGCTTGTACGGGGCTTCAAGGGCTTGAGACCGGTGGCTTGCAGCGCTTGCAGGTGTTCTAGCGCATCTGAAGGAATTTCAACGCTGAGCTTGATCCCAGCTTCTTCCAGCAGCTTGAGCACGCGGCCCATTTGCACGGTTTCCTTGCCATGCTCCACTTCGCGGGCAAATACATGGCCTACGCCAGCGCTACCAGCCAAGTCATCCAGACGCAGGCCCTGGCTCTTGCGTACGGCCCGCAGCACCAGGCCCAAATCAGCGACGGATTGAATGGTGTGTTGCATGGTTCAGAAAAAGATTGGTTCGCATCTATTTTTGCATGCTTTTGCAAATTTTTCTACTGATAGATGCTTTTGCATCTTTTTTTAAATTACAGCAGATGATCTTGCTTAAAAAGAAGCAATCGGATCTATTTTTATGAATCAGAGCCTCAGTTGCAATAAAAAGATGCGATTGCATCTTTAAAGGTGTGTACATCATGTTCACGCACGTCGACGGCGTGCAGTCCAAATTCGTCGCGTAGGTACGGACGGCGCAAAGGGCATGTGGCGGGCTGAAACGGTGTTGGCTTTGTGTGGTGCTTCTGTTGAAGGCAGAACCGGGGGCTCTGCACGATGGAGCTGGATGAGATCGCGTAGCAAGTAATCCAGTGTCACTTGCCGGTTGTGCAGTACAGGGAATAGGGACGAAAAGAGGTACAGGACCAGCTCATAGATTTGGCGCAAAACCTGATACGCGACAACGCACGCAACGAATGTCACGACGGCTAGCTGTGCCAATGCCTTCAAAAAAGCCCATGTTCCTTCATCACCCATCGTCTCCATGAAGTTCAAGGCTTCACTCTTGCCAAGAAAGGCGATAACCAGGCCAATCAACGCGGTCATGAGTGTCAGCAGCCGCGCTTTGGATTCAGGGTCGTAGATTTTGGGAAATAGCTCGTCAAAGTCTTTGTCAGAGGTCGAGCGGCAGGCTTTTTCCAGGGCCCGAAGTTCAATGATTTCTTTGGCTGTTGCCATGAACTTCCACGCGGGCCTTTCAAGTAGGGCCTCTAGCCTTGATCTTTTGGACATGGTCAGGCGCTCAATCGGCCTTAGATCACTGTCTTCGCTGGTCGCTCGCACAGTGAGTTTGAAACGTTCGAATGCAATTAGCCCACAAGATAAAAGGAAGGCAACTTCTATTCCCAAGAACTGCCAAAACGGCTTGTCTGCTGATGGCATTTCAGCGAAGAAAAATTCGTAGCCAAAGTAGAAAAACAGTGCGAATAGGAAGATCGATAAATACCAGTGGTAGCTCTTGAGTCCGGGAAACGAGCTTCTTGGCTCGAACTCCTTGAAATAAGCGGCAGCTAGCTTGTAGTAGTCGTCCATTTTCCCTCTCAAGATATTGTTTTCTGTGCCGGGTATCTTATCTTTGCTATTAATTTGATTGTTAAAGGCATTGCTGCATAAGATCCCAAGGGGGCGGACATAATTTGGTGACATCTGTCCTCTGTAAATGTCCGCGCTGCGCTGAGAAGCTTGGCGCATGGGTCTCTACAGCCACCTCACTACCGAACAGCTCACCGCCCGGCGCGACAGTTATCTGGCCGCCATCGATGTGCGCCTGACCGGCCCCACTCAGGCCAGCCACAGCACCGATGGCGTGGGCGCGCGCTCCGTGCAGTTCAATGCCGACACGACGCAGCTGCGCCGCGCCATTGACGATATCAACGCCGAACTGGCCCAGCGCAACGGCCAGGCCGTGCGCAAGCCCATCTACCTGGTGTAAGCATGGGCCGCAAGAACCAACTAAGCCGCCAAAGCCGCAGCCGCACGTCGTTTGCGGCGCCGCTGGGCGCAGCGCCGCTCAAGGGCGGGGCTGCGATGTCTGCCTACCAGGGCGCATCACACACCGACCTGGTGCTGAGCGACTGGCAGCCCATGGCGGGCAGCGCCGATGCCGACCTGCTGCCCGAGCTGCACTCTGATAACGAGCTCGCGCTCGACAACCGCCACGACGATGCTCCCATCACGAGCGCGCAACTCCCTGTCCACCACGACGATATCGCCGTCATCGATGCCGTGTTCCTGCATGGACGGGCCGGCCACGCGCAACACAAACGTGGCCTTGGGGTGCGTGACCAGCAGGTCTGTAATATCCAGCTGCTTGCCTGCGAAGTCATTGGCGGGCGAGCCCGCGCGTGCGCTGCGATCAGCCAGCGGCAAAGTAACCGGGGACGCAATCAGTTGGACGGGCAT